CGCGTCCTACAACTCGGGCTTTGTCCGCGTGTACAGCGGTACTCGTCCCACTGACGCAGACACCGCGCTCGCCGGCAACACGCTGCTCGCGGAGCTCACGCTCAACGCGACGGCGTTCCCCGCGAGCTCCAGCGGTGTGCTCACGGCCAACGCGATCACGCAGGACAGCTCGGCGGACGCCACCGGCACCGCGAGCTTCGTGCGCGTGCTGCAGTCCAACGGCACCACGGTGCTGGGCGACTTCAGCTGCACGGCGACGGGCGGCGGTGGTGAGTTCCAGTTCTCGACGCTGAGCTTCGTGGCGACGGTCGTGGTCACCGTCAGCAGCTTCACGATCACGGCGCCTGTCGGGACCTGACCGTGGCGCGCAGCCCGGCTCCTATCCTCGTCGTCCCCAAGCCCGGCGTCACCGTGCGCCTGGATGGCGTTGTCGTGCCCGCTGCGGGCATCGAGACGACTGTCGATGACGAGGTGGAGAACGAGCTGCTCGAGGGGTCGCTCGACTGCTACCCGGTGCCGTACCACCCGCCTCCGATCAGCGGGTCGGCAGCGGGTGCTTTGTCGGGGCTCATGGGAGCCGGCGCGGGAGCGATGCGTCTCGCGGGCACGGCAGCCGGCCTGCTCATGTCGGGCGACGGCTACTCGCTCGGCCTCGACCTGACCGCGCTGCAGCCGCCGAGCACGACGGTGGCGCCGTCGTTCATGCGCAGCGGACGGTGGAAGTTCACGTTCACGCAGTCCGCGCGCACGAGCGGCGTCACGTACCAGCTGTTCAACATCGGCGGGGCAACGCAGAACGGGCTCGACCTCTATTACTCAAACGTCCACGGCAACACCTGCATTTACACCTGGGACAGCGGGGCCTCGGCGGGCAACGGCAACCTCGCGTTCTTCGAGTATTCGCTCGGCCAGGCGATCACGGTCGAGGTCGACACGACGATCGGCAGGATCACGATCTCCGGCGCCACCGAGGGCAACGGGGCTACCGACCTCGGCTCCGCTTTCGTCTGGCCGCTCGGCACGATGGGCATCGGCAGGCTGTCGACGTCGAGCGGTCCCACGAACTTCGTCGGCACCTTCTCGAACGTGCTGCGCTACTCGACTGACGCCTGGCTTGTTGGGGCAGCTACGGGTACCGCCGGCGCGATTTCGTCCATCAGCGGCACTGGCGCTGGCGTGCGGCCAAGCTTGACCGGGGCCGCGACAGGCGGCCTCCGCATCGCTGGCACCGCTGCAGGCGCCCAAGCGGGCCTCGTAGGCGCCGCCGGTGGCACGTCGAGCGCTGGCGCGATCAGCGGCGCTGGAGCAGGCACACAGGCCGGCCTGACGGGCGCGGCTGCTGGCGGGCTGCGTCTCGCGGGCACAGGCGCTGGAGCACAGAGCGGCCTGACCGGGGCGGCGAGCGGCGCGATGCGCATTGCCGGCACGGCAGCCGGAGCGCAGTCGGGGCTGACCGGGGCGGCCTCGGGCGCGCAACGCATCGCAGGCACAGGAGCGGGCGCACAGGCGGGGCTGACGGGTTCTGCTGCGGGCATCAGCGACCTCAGCGCAGCGGTCAGCGCGCTCGCGTTCTCTCGTGTCCGCGCCGACACGCGGACGGAGGTCAGCTCCAAGGTCAGCCAGCTGCAGGACCTGGTGCTGAGCGGCCACACGTTTGATCAGGCGACGGCGGGGCTTCGGCCTGGTGCTGCGGCGACTGAGTCGACGATGAACAATCGTCTGGTCATCCCGTTCACGTCGGGCGTGTACCTCACGAGCAGCCGCACTACGGCGCAGTGGAAGTTCCTGCACGATGGGTCTGACTGCGAGCTCTTCTTCGTCCTCAAGGTCACGACAGACGGCAACTTCAACGAGTACCTGACCACCAACGTCGCGGCTACCGCGCTCGGCGCTGGGCTCACCCTCTACAACGATCATACGACCGGCGTCATCAACGTGGAGGTCGACGACGCGTCCACCGCGGCAGTGCTTGTCGCAAGTGCCTCGAGCAACACCACGGGCACACCGCGATCGGTCAACCTGCGGATGGGCTCGGCGCAGACGCCTGACTCGACGCTCTCTGTCTCCAGCCAGGCTGACGTCACCGCCAACTACGGCCTGACGCCAGACACCGGGAACGCGGCGCTGACGCTGCGCATCGGCTCGCAGAACCCATGCGCGATGGGCGTTGCCGAGCTCATCATCTGCAACCGCGTGCTGACGTCTGGGGAGCGCGCGACCGTGAACTCGTACATCTCGAGCTACTACGCGATCACCATCTGACCTGACAGGCCACCGCTCCCGCACGCGCGCGAGGCTGCACCGTGGCACGCACCCCGCAACCGATCTTCGTTACGCCTCTCACCGGCGCTGTCGTGCTGGACGACGACGGCATTCAGATCCCCGCCGACGGGAAGCTCACCACCAGCACGGAGGCCATCGTCCGCGAGCTCCAGCGCGGCACGCTGCTCGCCTCGGAGCCGCCCACCGTCGCCCCGCTCACGCAGACCGACGCGATCACGCTGGCCGTCGTTTGCGACAACCCCGTGCGCGCCATCGACCCAGCCCACGAGGGCTCGAGCTACCTCGGCGTGTTCAACGGCTACGCGGTCGCCAAGACGGTCGTGGTCACCGGCTCGTACAAGACCGTCGACAACCGCTACCACCCGCTCGACACGTCGCTCTCTGTGCCCGCGCTCTCGGTGGGCAGCATCAGCCTGCAGCTGCGCACCGACGGCGAGCCTGTCTACGGGCACAGGCTGGTCACGTACTCGGCGAGCTGGTCGGGCGGATCGGTGAGCGGCACCGACAACTTCGTGTTCGTGCCTGCGTTCGCCGGGGCTGAATACGACGCCAACTTCGACTGGGGCGCAACCATCTCGCTCGCGGGAGACGCTGGCCCTGACTTCGACCTCGGCGACGACGCGTCCAACGACGCGCAGATCGAGGCGATGCGCCAGGCGGGCCTCATGGTCGCGCGGCACAGCCACAACTGGGACTCCACCGAGGGTCCCGACGGCACGCTCGACTGGTCACGCCCCGACGCCGCGTACGAGCTGCTGACCGGTGCCGGACTGCGCGTCGTCTCGCTCACCAGCTACAGCGCCGCGTTCGCCGCTACGCCTGCCTCGCTCGCTCGGTACGCTGCAGACGGGAGCGACCTGCATCTGAGCCGCGAGCGGCCAATCGACGCCTACTGGGTCGACTACGTCTCGGCCTACGCCGCTCGATACGGCGACAAGGTCTGGCGCTGGGAGGATTGGAACGAGCCGAACCTCTCGATCTACTGGGCGCAGCCAAGCGGCATCGACGACTTCATTGCGTTCATCAACCTCACCGCGGCCACGCTACGGGGCACGCTCACGGCGCCGAGCATCCTGGGCTGCGCGTTCGCGAGCGAGACGATCTACGGCGCAGGGCTGACCGACCTGAACCCGACGATCCATGCGCGCGTGCTCGCTGAGGCGAACGCCGCGTTCTCGATCCACAGCTGGCACAACTACGGCGACTTCGGCTCGCTCGAGAAGGACTACGAGATCGTCAAGGCCAACCGCGTAGCAGCGGGCGTGGACGAGACGATGCCCTGGTACCTGTCCGAGGTCGGCCGCACCGCCGCGTTCAGCCAGCAACGAACGCAGGCGCTCACGCTGGCCAAGAAGATGGCGTACGTGCGCCACGACGAGCTTGCGCGAGGTTTCATCATCTACCTCATGCGCGACACCTTCGACGGGCCCACCGACGACGAAGCGAGCCTGGGGCTGCTGTACTTCAGCCTGCAGCCGCGCCCTGCGTACGGCGTCGTCAATCAGGTCGTCGCCAGCCTGCGCGGCTACGTGCCGGACGGCGTGCTCCCCGGGCTGACGCAGCGCGCGCGCTTCTATCTATTCCGCAACGCCGACCACTCGCAGTGGGTCTCGGTCTACTGGAGCGACAACGACTACCCGGAGCCCCCGATCACCGTGCGCGTCGGTGTTGGCGCCACGATCGTCGACTTCGAGGGCAACGCGCGCGAGGCCGCCATCTACGCCGGCGCGAACATGACGCTGGCGCTCGGCGAGGTGCCCATGCTGCTCACGAGCTCGCGGCGGCCCACCGTCGCGTCGATGCCTGCGAGCGACCTGAGCACGGTCGTCAACGGGCTCGGGCCGTTCTCGCGCATCCGCGCAGATGCGTACGTGACCGTCGGCAGCCGGATCTCGAGCTTCACCGACCTAGTGCGCCCTGGCCACTCGTTCGCCCAGGCAGACGACTCGGCCCGCATCCTCGTGTCTGACGTCACCACCTCGCTCAACGGAGCCGAGGTCGCAGCGTTCAACGGCGGCTCGTACTACACGAGCACGCTCGCGCCGGACGACTGGGACTTCCTGCACCAGGAGGGCGCGCGCACCGTCTACCTGGTGATGACGTCGCTGGCGACAGCTGGCTACAACACCGTCCTCTCCAGCACATCGACCGGCTCAAACGGCTTCTTCGCGTACACCAACCCGGGCGCTGGACTGTCCGTAGGCGTCGTGAACGCCTCAGCCGCGAACCTCATCCTCAGCCAGCCAGACGGCAACCCCGACGGCGCTGGCGTGCTCGTGCGCTGGCGTGCAGACGCGCTGCAGTCGTTCCAAGCCGAGCTGCGGTACGGCCCTGGCCAGGGCGAGACGTCGGGGGACTTCCCCACGCCATCGACCGTGACGGCTCCGCAGACGCTCGCGCTGTGCGAGCTCGGCAGCACGATGCGCCTGGCTGAGGCGATCATCTTCGACCGCGTGCTGCGACCAGAGGAAGACACCGCGGTGCTCGCGTACATCCGCGACCGCTACGCCGTGTGGTCGCTCGACGGCTACGTCTACTGGGCGCTCGAGAACCGTCTGCCCGCGTGCTGGATCCGCGCGGACACGTACACCCAGGCCGGCGGGCTCGTCACCGCGTTCCAAGATCTCGTGGTCGGCGGCCACACACTCTCAGCCATCGTCGGCGAGCGCGTTGCAGTGCCTGTTGCCATCCCAACCGCGAACAACGCGCTCGGAGTGACCTTCACGGGCGGCCAGAAGTACGTGAGCAACCTGCCGCGGGCTGACTGGAACTTCATCCACCAGGGTGACCCCTGCGAGATCTTCCTGATCGCCAAGCTCGTTGTGAACGACAACTACAACGGGCTGATCCAGACCACCACCACGGGCAACGATGGGCTCTACACCTACGTCAACCCTGGCACCGGGAACGTGCACTTCGTGATCGCGGAGACGCAGCCCCAGGCGGACGGCCCTGCGAGCGCCGCGCACGCCAATGGCGACGTGGTCATCGTGCACTTCACGGGTGGCGTCGAGGCCCAGCAGGTCGACTGCACGCTCGACGTCAACAGCGACGTGCGGAGCTCGATCAAGCTCTACTTCACGCCCAGCACCAACGACGCACAGGCGACGCTGCAGCTGGGTGTCGCCGACGGGTCGCAGTTCGTGTTCCTGGACCTGATCATCTACGACAGGGAGATGGGCTACGACGCGAAGCAGCTGGTGCGACGCTATGCGTACGAGCGGTACGGGGTGCCGCAGGTCTAGACGTAGCCGTTGGCGATCGCGTAGCAGAGCATGTCCCTTTGCAGGGCGCCGCGCGTACGCTTCAGGATCGCCCCGAACTCGCTGGCTTGGTGCTGCGCCTCGAAGTCTCGAAGTGGCGCTCTAACGCGCCCAGCACGCCGAGTAGGTGCCACCAGTAGGTCATGGTTCGCCTCGCTTGCTGTCTACGAGCCGGCTCAGGGCTCGCGCAGCACGCGGGTCGATGGGCGGTACTGGCACGGGGCCACGCAGCTCGGCGACAATCTCGTAGAGCTTCTCCATGTAGATGACCTGGTGCCCGCACCCGTCCTCAGCGTGCGCCTGTTCGTCGGACAGGTTCTCTACTGCGTTCAGGACTTGCCAGCACTCGTCAGCCCGCACCTCTGCATCGCGCGCGGCGTGCCACTCGGTGTGGTTGGCGCCGACGGGTGGGACTGGGCTGCGGATGGTCATCAGCAGCACCCGCAGCAGTCGTCGCCATCCTCAACGCCCCAGTACGGCGAGTAGCCCGCCGCGTACATGAGGCTGCGCACGATGCCTGCCGCGTGCTCCTCTGGCGAAGGTGGGCCGATGAAGAGCGGGTACATCAGCTTGAGCATCATGTCGGCCATGGTGCCGGACGCGATGTCGATCTCTGACTGCATGTCGTCGACCCAGCTCATCGCACCGGTATCCCCATGTCGCGGCACCACTTCTCCATCGCGTCTGCCTTGCTCATTGCCTCCTGCTTGCCGTGCTGTCGACCGCTCCTGACCGCAAGCGGACCTGGCACAGCCGGGCTCGTGTCGCCGATGCGCCGCAGCTGCCCGTAGCAGTCCTCGACCATGCCGCCCAGCGCCTCGCGGACCTCGTTGCAGTCGGCGTCGATGTACCGTTCCTTCGCGGCGCTGGCCGCTGTAAGCGGGCTGAGGGAAGCACCCGGTGACATCGGCTTGCACCATGCCGACCTGCCACGCACGCCGTACCGGCGCTCGGTCTCCCTCAACGTGTCGTACGCCTCGGCCGCAGGCATGCCCGTCATGGCGTCGCGCAGCTTCTCGACGGTGCTGCGTGGCTTCGGCTTCGCAGGCTTCTCCGGCTGCATGTCGCTCAGCATCGGCAGGTTGCCCAGCTCGCGCTGGTACTGCTGCTCGCGGCGGAAGACCTCAGCGCTGCTGACCGGGGCGGACATGTCGACGAAGCCGCCTAACGCCGGCACCAGCATGGCCGTGTCGCGCGGCATATTCGGGTCGGCCCGGACCGTCAACCACGGACCCACGACGGTCACGCCCTCGTTGGGAGGCGGCATCTTGAACGCGCTCGCCTTGAGGCTGCTCACATACCACTGCGTGCCGCTGAACCGCTTCTGCTCCGGCCCAGCCTTCGCCACAGCCTCAGCACGACGCAGCGAGATGCAGCTACCGCAGGTGGTGCGCACCGGGTGGATGGCGCCGCAACCACAGCGCTTGGTGAAGACGTCATAGCCCATCACAACCTCCCAAAGCGCGACTCTTCCATCTCGACGTACGCGTCAGCCCGCCTGGCGACGTGCTCAGCGAGCGGGGACTGGCCAGCGTGGCCACTCTCGATGGCGGCGACGAAGTATCGCCAGGCGTTGCGCTTGCGGTCTGCAGCAACGCGCGCCGACTCTTCCGCTTGCACGGTAGACAGGCGATCCGCCAGCTGTTTTGCAGCCTCGCCAACCAGCGCAGCGTTGTCGCTCTGCCGCTCAACCGCTTTCACCTGACGCTCTGCCAAGTCTTCGTGCTCGCCCATCGTGGCCTCCTTGCTCGTCCACATGCCCATAGCACAAACACTCAGGTCTTACTATCTGCATCCCGTACGATCACGACAGGCGTTATCTCATCGTCGAACGTGAGCGCCCGCTCCACCGTGCCAAGCCGCTCGTCCGCAGTCCGCACAGCCAGCGCGTGGATGCTGGCGTGCACCCCTCGGAGCTCCCTGGTCAGCCGCTGCGTGTCTTGCGTCGTCGTGCCTCGCAGGTTGGTCACCTCTTGCAGCCAGCGCTCGTTGGCCTCGCACTGCCACGCATAGTTGAGCTCGACATTGCGCAGCCGTGCCAGCAAGCGACCGCTGAGCGCCTCGCAGAGGAAGCGCCAGATGTCGCGGAGGCGCTTCACTCGACCTTGCCAACGAACCGATACCCCAGCGTCGGCACGTTCTCGATCGGGTAGCCGCACCCGCTCTTGAGAGCCCTACGCGCCACGCCGACCGCCACGTGCAGACTGGCCTCGCTCACTTTCTGCCCACGCCCCACCGTATCAAGCAGTTCTTGCTTCGTCACCAGCTCGCCAGCACGACGCATCAACATCAACAACACTTCGAAGCAGCGCGGCTCGATGTGCACGAGCTTGCCCTGCACCGTCAGCGTGTGCTGCTTGGCGTCGAGCACGCAGTCTTGCCAGGTGAAGCGGTCCACGTCAGCGCCTGCGTCGCTCGCGCTCGTCTGCAGTGCCGTCCACCTCGTCGATCAGCCTGTGCACTCGCTTGGCCGTGTTGTGGCCATCGAGCCGAGGATCGACCGCATCGCGCAGCACCTCGAGAGGCAGCGTCGCAACGTGGTCTGCAATATTGAACAGCTTTCCGAAAAGTCCCATGTCGATCTCCTTCAGTTCCGCATCTCGAGCTCAGCGAGCACGCGCTGCCACCAGTCTCGTATCGCTTGCAGCATGGTCACTCCACGTGGAGCCAGATGCGCTCCATCCTGCTCCGCACGCGGTCTTCCTCGGCACGCATCCAGCGCAGGCCCATCGTCCCAAACCCTATGCGCTCTTCGCCTGGTCCTGGCTCGCGGTACACCATCTTTGCCACGAGATCGAATGCGTCCGATCGCAACGTAAAAGCCATCACATCACCCCGCCTTCAGCTGCGTCAGTGCCAACAGCTGCTCCATCGTCCAGCCCTTCAAGTCGTCGCCAGCTGCGTTGGTGGGGGCTACCTTCGAAACGTAGTTGCCCGCCAACAGGCCGATCTCCCTGTTCGCTGCGATGATGTCCTTCGCTTCCGCAGCCACCTCGACGTCGCTCGCCTCGCCGGTCTCCGGGTTGATCCAGGTCTTCATCACTCGTCCGTTCGCGATTTTGCCGAAGTTGCGCAGCCGCTGGAGATACGAAGGTACGCCACCGTCGCACTCGGTGAGTGCTTCGGTGACCTTCTGAATATTAGGGTTTCTGCGGTTCTCGTACCCCTGGACAGCCATCACGGCGTCCGTTCCCTCATACCCAGCGAGTCGCGCTGCCTTGGTCGCGTTGCCCGCAGCTTCGCCGAAGTACGCCTCGACCCACCGGCGCTGCTTGAGCGTCAGTGCGTTGAGGAGCTCGGTGAGGTTGTCGGGCGGTGCGATGTCCATGCGTCAGCTCTCGAGCTCCGCTGCGGCCCTGTAACGCACCAGCTGGTTGAGCGCCTTGGTGTACGCGCCTTGAGCCTCCTGGTGAGCCTCTGACGCCGCAGCAAGCCTCACCGCGAGCCGGTCGACCTCGCGACCCTGCTTCTCGATCACCACAGCCATGCGCTGGTCACCGGTGAGCCGCGCGCGCTTCTTGGGTGCGTCGGTCATGAGCGTCTCCGCTCCCCAGCAAAAAGTTCACTGTCCAAAAGCTTGATCGCGCTTTCCCGATGTATGACCACGTTCGAGGCCCATCGCTTCGCCGTCTCCCACTGCTCCTTGAAGGGTGCGCCGTCGAAGTAGCCAGCTGCTTGGAGCGACCGCCGAATGGCCATGCGCATCTCGCACTCCAGCATCTTCTCGTCAGCGTCGGTCACCTCGACCAGCTGCCCGCCCTCGACGAGGGGCTGCGTGGTGCGCATGCGGTACAGCGGCGGGTTGTGCCGGATCTGCTCGACCTGCACGACCAACGAGTGCGAGCTTTGATAGACATGCTCGCGCAGCTTGTGCTCGCGCTTGATGCCGTTGATCTTTGCCCTCTCGAGCAAATCAGCGGCGCCTTCGCGGATGATCTTCCCCGGGTCGTCGCCGCGAAAAATACCGCGGATGTCCTTTTGCCAGCGCTCGCCCATCAGACGGCCCCGGCGATCAGCTTGTCTATCTCGCCGCCGAGCACGTATGTGAACTCGCTCGGATCAAGACGCGCGAGGCTCCCTGGAATGGAGAACGACCCCTTCGACGTGTCGACGACAACGTCCCCCGTTTCTCTGTTGTACCTGACGCCCTCCCACCTCGGCGCGCCAGGTACGCCATCGACGAGCTGCCGGTACAGGAACTCGATCGCTGTCTGCTCCTCAGCCATGCTCACTTCGCTCCCCGCGGCTTAGCCGCAGCCGCTTGCGCGGTTCCTGTTGATGGTGGCGCTTCCAGTTCCCACGCCTCTGCCACGTTGCTCCACGGCTGCCGCTGCACGCCGTACGGCCCGCTGATGCGCACGCAGTGGCCCAGGTCCTCGAGCTGCAGCGCCTCGCTCGCCACGAAGCGGTCCTGCACGCGGCTGTCCAGCATCGTCTTGTTGGGCCCGCGCTCGGGCGAGTCGATGCCCGTGCGCAGCTTCAGTTCTCGCAGTCTCATCCTGCCCGCCTCTCGCTCGTCCCCAACACATCGTCGAGCTCACGAAACGTGAACCCCCAGTCCTCGAACACCTCGTCGTGCGCAGACTTCGCGCAGTACACCGGCCGCACGTTGTCCGGCGACCGCGACAGCACCGCGTCGCGCAGGTCTCGCGCTATCCCCAGCCTGCGGAACTTGTACTTGGTGTAGACGTACAGGATCGCCAAGTCGCCGTCGTAGAGGCCCGCGCAGATCCACCCATAGGCGAAGCTCGGGTCAGACTGCTCGCGCGCTACCAGGATGAGCGGCTGTGTCTGCATGACGCGCTGGACGTCGCGGTTGTAGCGAGTGAAGTGCTGCCCGACCATGCCGGTCGACTTCAGCGGGTCGTTGTGCGGCGCGTCGAGGGCGCTCATCTTCCAGCTGCTGTAGACCAGCCCCAGCTCATTGGGCTGCGCTGCGCTTATCTCGATATTCACCGTGTCCGCCTTGCTCGCGGGCTTGAACAGCCCACTTGCGACAATGCGGAACAGCTGACGGCACTGGCCTGCGACGAGATGCGCTCGGTACCGCGCGAGGCGGTAGAGCAGATACGCGTCGTCGTAGGGGTCGGTCACTCTTCGTCTCCCCACGTGCTGAGCGCCTCGAGCGCCTGTCGCAGGTCAGCCGCGCACCTCGACGTGTCGGGCTTGCCTTCGAGCAGTCGACGCCGGTCCCAGAAATCCGGCAAGTCAGCGACCTTGCGCGGCGCGTCGGGGTCTGCTGTGGCCTCGATGGGCGGGCGCCGTACCCAGGTCACTTCCCCTCCGCGCGTCGCACGAGTTCGGCCAGGGCTTCGTTCCACGCTGGACTGTCAGACATCCGCGAGTCGTTGCGGATGATTCGCTCGAGGTCGTCTGCCGTCTTCTCGGCTGGCGCAGGCTTCGGGAAGCGCTTGCGGATGATGGCGATCAGCAGACCACCTGGCGTCTGCGTCGCGGCCGGCCAGCAGCGTTCGGCGTCCCGAACAATCTCCTCCTCCTCCGCGCTCAGCGCTTCCACCGTCGGCGCCGCCAGCGTGGAGACGGCGCGGTCGAGGGCTGCAACGAGCTCCATCGTGTCAGTCCGCATGAAGTCGCCTGCGTAGCCGATAAACCTCCGGGCTTTCGACAGCGCGCCAAGCTCGTCCGTTGTCAGCCTGAACGGGAACTCCGCGCTCGGCTGCTCTGGACTCGTCGTCCTCAGAGCCCTGTTGAGGGCGCTGGTGAGTATCGCCTGTGCTTGCTTCGGGCACGTGGCCAGTGCGTTCAGCTCGGCTTGCGTTGTGCAGAACGGCCCCGGCACAGGCTCCGGCATGCCGGCAAACACAGCCTCAAGCCCCGTCCTCACGTTGGGCCATGTGTTGCGCGCTCCGATCATTCCGGCGTATTTGCAGAACTTCGCCAGCATTTCGTCTGTGACCTTCATCCCTCGTCCTCGCTCTCTTCGCTGTCGCCCAGCTCAATCCGCTTGTCCCCGTCCCGGCAGAACGTCTCCATCAGCAGCCGCTTTTCTTCGCAAAAGAGCCGCAAGATCCAGGACGGAGGCTCGTCGCGCATGTACGTCGGGTCGAGCGACACCACGCTGAACAGCGAGCACACCGCCTGCTCGTAGCCCTCGCTGCGCTTGAACCGATGGAACAGCGCCAGCACTGTCGCGTCCCTTTCGGACTTGAACTTCGCCCGCGCATGGCCTGACGCGTCGCTGCCGAGCTCACGGCGCAGGCACTCGCGGTCGCTGATCGGCAGCCCGTCTGTCGCCTCCCTCGCGAGCTGCGCACGGTCCACGCTGGCGTCGTCGAGCCCCAGCTGCACAGCCTGCTCGAGCGGCACGTCGCCGTCGTCCCAGTCGGACCGGACCTTGAATTTTAGAACGTGCCGCTTCGGATCGATGCGACGAGACGCGACGTCGTTGTCCGCGAACAGCCCTGCCTGGGCCGGTCGCAGCTGGTAAACGTTGCCTGTCTCGTCGTCGTGGTTTCGCAGAGCTACCCCCATGTCGCACCCCCCATCCAGCAAGCTCACCCCGTCTTCGCCAGCTTCGGCGCACGCCCCTTCGGGAGCACCTTGCCGACCTCGCCGGCATGCGCAGCCCAGCGGCTCATGGCGATGGCCGCGGCCTCGTCGCCGCCGAGTTCGCCGCTCACCAGCGACCGGGCGACACGCATCTCCGCAGCCCTCGCGAGCTCCCTCGGCAGGCTGCCGTTGCCGAGCACCCGAGCACGCCAGGCGCTGGGGTAGCAGCCGACCTGGGCGCGCTTCCGACCCCCCGCGCTGAGCCACGCTGCCCGCCAGCTGCCCGTCCATCCGCCCTGAGACGTGCCACGGAAGGGCCTCTCGAAGACCAGGACGGCCGTCAAGCCGCGATTACGGGCCAGGAGTAGGGCAGCGGCACAAGCGGCCTCACAGGGGCTGCTCTGGCCCGGCAACCTGGCAACAAGCATGTTGACCTCGCCGTGCCCCACGACCTCGCCGCGGACGGTCACCGCGTAGCCGCTGGTCTGGGCGGTGTCGACGACCAGGCAAACGCAGTCCCAGGGCTCGTAGCTCGGGGCGAGCTTGGCCTTGCGCGGCTTCTTGGTGCTGGTGAGCTTCACCGTGCACCTCGGAGCTGCCTGATGAGCATGGCGAGCTCGGCAGCGAACATGCCCACGGCGTTTGCTTCGTAGGGGCAGTCGCCGCCGTTCGTCGCGTGCAGACTCATGCGCCGCTCGAGAGCACTGAATAGCTCCTGAGCCTTCGCCCGCTCGTCTGCGCGGGCAGCCCCCAGTTCCACGGCGTGAGCTTCGATGATCGCAAGCAAAGGCTCTCGGCCGACTGCCAGAACAGCAGCGTCGCTTGCGCACAAGCGATCCCGCAGTTTTCTGGTCTCGTCGCTCAGCGCGAGCCGCTGGCTGTCGCTCGTGATTATGCGATCCGCATCGGCAGCTAGTCTGCTGATAATCCGCGCGGCAGTCTGCCGATCGCCGCAGTTGCTGTGCAGCCAGCGGAAAACCATCTTGCCTTCGTCCACCGAAAGGGCCGACCTCTTCTCGTCTTGCTCGCTCATCGCTCCCCCTCACTCGCACTCATCGCGATCTTCGCCATCTCATCCCGCACCAGCGTCAGCCACGCGCCGTTGCCGAGGTCGCCCGCGGCATGCGCTGCCAACACGCGCCTTTTCAGGTCTGCACGGGCGTGCGCGATGCTGATCAGTGCTGCTGCTTTGGTCTTGGTCACGATGCCTCCCTGAGTGCGTCTGCCGGTACCAGCTGCGCCACGCGGTCTTCGATCTCCTCAGCCCTCACGAGCAAGCGCGCACGGACGTACGGCTCGCTGCTGTCACCGCCCTTGGCAACGAAGCCGCGGATGTCCGCTGCCCACTTGGCGAGCCCTGCGATGTGCGCGTCGATGTCTGCGTCGGTCGCAGGCGCTGGACGCTCGACGCTCTCGATCGCTTCCTGTGCGCTGCCATGCTCCGTGTTGGTGCCGGTCACGTACGCTTGCAGCTCGTCGCGACAGGCGATCTCGTACCAGAGCTCGCGCGACTCGTTGATCGCTCGGCGGCTGCGTTCGCGTGCGGCGCTCATGGCTCCACCAGCGCGCCGTTGGCGGTGTTGCGTCGCATCTCCCAGGTGAGCCCGAGCCCGCCGCTCTTGCCCTTCTGCAGCCGTGCGAAGATAGGCGCGTCGTCGGCTGCGTACTCGCGCCAGAGCACCACGATCGCCTCGGCTGCGTTGACCAGGTCGCCGCTCTCTTTGAGGGCGTGCTTCGAGGGCGGCTTGAACTCGTCGCCGTCCTTGGGCCTCGCGATCTGACTGACCAGCACCAGCACAACGCCGAGGCGCTTGGCGTGCGTCTTGAGCCGCTTAGCCACCCAGCGCACTTCGTTGCGGCGGTCCTGTTGCTTCTTGCTGGCCTCGATCTCCTGCACGTAGTCCACGACCACGAGCTTTCCGCCGCGCGCTGCGATGCGGCTCATGGCGGCGCAGACCTCAAGCTCGCTCTCGCCCGTGCAGTCTTCGAACAGCAGCCGGTCACCGAGGCGCTTCACACGCGCTGCTGCGCCGCTCAGGTCGAGCTGTACGTTCGGGTCGGCTGAGACGCGGCCCTGCAAGATCTGGCGGCTCGAGATGCCCTGCGTGTAGCGAGCGAGCAGCCGTGAGGCGGTGATGTCCTCGGGGTCTTCGAGGCTGATCAAGCCGCACGAGACGTTCGCCTCGGCGCAGCCCACGAGCAGTTCGAGAGCGACAAGCGACTTGCCGACGTTCGAGTCTGCTGCGACCACGAGCATCGAGCCCACGGGCAGCTTGCCGATCGCCCGGTCAAAGCCTGGCAGCCCGAGGTACACGCGACGCTGGTCGAACTCCTCGGGGTTGCGTAGCCCGCTCAGCACGCGGTCCACGAGGTCGCCGCCCGTGCGCGTGCTGGGCTTGCTGGCGCCGAGCTGGTCGACCTCTGCGAGCGTCGCCAGTGCGCCGGACAGGTCTTGCTGCTGAGCCTGGAGAGCGGCCCGCAGCGAGACGTCCACGACCGCACGGAGTCTCGCGAGCTCTCGCAGCCGGTCGGCGTCTGGCACCGCCGCTGCGCCGTTCAGCGCGAACTCGGCCACGCCACGCTCGCCGGGGTAGGCGCCGACCTTGAGCCCGCGGCGCTGCAGCTCGAGGGCGACCGAGCCCACGCTGACTGGGTCGCCGCGGTCCCAGACTGCTGCGCAGGCTTCGAGGACGAGCTTGTTCTGCTCGCCCCAGAAGTCTGCTGGGGAGAGCCCACGAGCGACGTAGCGGTCGTAGCGGCGCAGGGCTTCCGAGACGAGCGCGGCTTCGACGTCGAGGTCTGCGAGTTGCTGCTGCTCGGTCATTTGTAGCTCGCCTGGTCGAGGGTGCGGGTCGGGTAGCGGCGCTCGCGTTCGGCGTCGGACATGCCGCCGTTGGGCGCGGCGCGGGCGATCTCGCGGGGCTGGCGGTACTTGTCCGGGTGCTTCGCCAGGTGGCTGATCGAGAAGTGGATCGACCGCACAAACGGGTCGGCGAAGAAGTTGTCCAGCGTCGTGCGCCAGGCTCCGGAGCGGTCTGACTTCACGGTCAGCAGCCACGTCACGAGCGTGTCCACGTCGGGCGAACTGGACTGCGTCCACCCGGTCTCCTGCGCGGCTTCGTAGCGGGCCGAGAACTCGCGGCGGATCAGCCCGCGAGTCGCGACGCGCTCGGCCTCGGACTGGTCGAGTCCGGCCGAAGGCTTCGCGCCCCCGCCCGCGCTCTTCACACTCTGTCCTCTTACCTCTGTCCTCTTGTCGTCACCGGACCCGTCACGTGAAGCGTCACCGTGACCGTCACTGTGACGCTTTTCTTTGCTCCGATACTTGCGGGTACGAGCCGCCGCAGCGGTCTCTTGGTAGCGCCAGAAGTTGGGGAATCCGTAAGCTTTGTCAGTCCTTACGATGAGCGTCCCGGACTCGACGAGCTCCGCGAGAGCGGCCTCTACCTCGGGTACCGAGAAGCGGACGACGCTGGCGAGGTAAGCGGCGGTGACTGGCTTGCCGGCGCCCGTGACGATCCAAACGCCGTCACCGTCCATGTCACCGCATGCGTCACCGGAGGCGTCACAGTGACGCTTTGAAGCGCGACCCAGGAGCATCAGCGCGGGGCCGAGTGCGAGCGCGATTCCGCTCAGCCCAACGTGCGAGCGGGTGGCGTACCAGTCCCACCAGAGCTTCGCCCAGGGTGCCGCTTTGGTGCTCATTCGGCGGCCTCCGCTGGCCGCTGCCAGCGCGACGTGGAGAAGAAGAACTGGACGCTCCCGTCCGCCATCCGGTCGGACTCGAGCCAGCCCTTGCGGACGAACGAGCGGAGCGCGTAGTAGGGCGCTCTGCCGACCTGCCCAGACAGCGCCGCGTACTGCTCTGCGGTCACGCTGCCGTGCTTCTCGATCAACCCGCTGATGAGCTTCCAGGGCGTGCCTACGGTCGCTCGTGGGGGCTGCCCAGCGCTCTTGCGCCCGCGCTCCCACCACGCGTCAAACGCGCTGCAGCAACTCGGGCACATCTCGCGCGTGAGGTAGCGGTGCGTGGCACCGGCGCGCTTGCAGCGGTCACAGGCTCTCATGGCTGCACCCAGACTTCCTCGACCGCCAGCATCAGGTCGTCATCCCTACGCGCGCGCTCACGCCGTTTGATCTTCAGGCAGACGGTCTCGAAGCTGGCCGAGTGCGCACCGCCGTAGCTGACGCGGGCAGGCAGCCGGGCGCGGCGCGTGACCTGAGCCTTGGTGCGCCACAGCTGGTCGCGGTCGATGCCGTACTCGACGGAGTGCGGGAAGACTCCGATCACGAGCGGTACGCCGAGGTCGAGCGCTCGCTCCGTGAAGGCAGCGTGCTGGCCGCCCTCGTACGGGAAGTTGCCGAACGCGACGTCGAACGTCGGCAGCATCTCGAGGTAGTTCGCGCAGTCCGGGCCCAGAAAGTCAGCGCACAGGATGCTGACGCGGCCCTCAAAGCGGTTGGTGGTGTGCTGCGCCCAGTCGGGGTCGCGCTCGACGCCGGTGATCAGCGCCGGGTCGTGGCCGCGCTCGAGCAGCGCCGCGATCAGGTTGCCGCTGCCCGCGGCGGGTTCCAGGACTCTCGCGGTGGGCGACACCCAGCTGGCGATCCGTCGCGCGCACCACATCGGGGTCCACCACTGCGAGCTCTCGGGCAGCTGGTCGGGCTCGCCAAAGAGCCGGGTTTGGCCACTCATGCTGTCCTCGCGAATTCGCCGTACAGCTTGGCGGCCGCTTCGCAATAGGCTGCGTGGGCGAGCTCAGGGGAGGCGTAGTTGCCAAGGCGCTTCTGGGTGCCGCCGTGTCCGATCTGCGCAATCCACTTGGCGCTTTGCTTGTGCCAACACACTCCTTTGAACCCGGACGTGTTGTCGCGCCGGTTGCCGCGGTTGCGCATGTTCTGGGCTGACGAAGCAGCCCTGAGATTGCACCGCCTGTTGTCGAGCCCGTCGCCGTTGATGTGGTCGACCTGCAAACCGCCTGCGTCGAACAAGAAGCGATGCAGCCGTTGCGTCGTGCGCTTGCCGTCCACGTATACGTGGCGGAGCGCGTAAACGGCATTGTGGAATGGCCTTGGCGTCACGTGCCAAGGGCCGGCCGCCAACACGCGATCGAGGTCACAGGCGTCCACCAGCACCGTGTACGTATCGCCGTTCGTGCGAACGATGCTGAAGGTTGCAAACAAGCTGCCTTGATCGATCTGGCTCACGTCCCCCTCCGTCCATCAGCACTCAACCACCGCGCCACGTACGCCATCAGCGCGTCTCGCGTCTCCCACGGCCCGGTGACCAGCTGCGACTCGCCAGACTCGACGCGCGCGTAAAACTCGCGGGCTGTGCCGGTCTGCAGGAGGGTGATCTGACAGATGGGGTGCGCCTCGGGGGCGATGGTGTCGGTCATGTCTTCACCGTCCAAGTGACCGACGTGTCGCGCTCCGTAACGATCGCTTCCATGAAGTCGCCATCGTCGTCGCCGGTGATGTTCGCGCGCAGCCGCACGCCGCAGCCGGGGCAGTCGCACTCGTCGTCCTCGTCCCACGACGGCACGTTGTCGATGGAGATGCGGCTCGCCGGGATGGCCATCCAGTCGCACTCGGGGCACGGCAAGAACGCGTTGAGGCGCGCGCAGTCCTCAAGGCTGGCTAGGCGGCTCACGGCGACACCTCTGCGTCGTGCCGCTCGAGCCACGCCAGCGAGTCGCGCGCGTCGACGTCATCGAGCAGCGCCTGCAAGCGGTCGCGAATGTCGTAGCCGTCGTACTCGAGGTGCGGGACGAGGCTTTCGCGCAGCTTCTCGACGGCCCGGCGCAGTTCCTCTGCCTCGGCGCCGTGCTCCTGGTTGTCGTGCACGGGGCAGCGCTTGGTTTTGCGCGCGCTCACGGCGACACCTTCAGCAGCTCGATCGCCGTCAGGCTGAGGCCGATCACCCACATGACGATGAGTGCGATGAGAGAGATGTCGCGCTTCACGCTGCCTCCATGGCGCGTGCTGACCGCGCGATTGCGATCAGGACAGCGCGGAAATCAGGCGGTGTCCGAGACGCTTCGGCCTTTCCGATACGCCTACGCGTGTCGTTCGGGCTGTGGTTGCGGCACCAACTGACGGTCGCGCTGGGAACGCTATCGGGCTGATAGGTCCAGCGCAGCACAGGCGGGGTCACGCCGAACGCGTAGAGCCAGGTCGCCTTCTTCGCAGCGTGCCCGTACTGAGCCTGCTCGACGTAGCAGCTCCAGCCGCCGCAGAACCCGCGCACCCAACCACCACCAGACGGCGGAACGGGAAGATCGTACTTCGCCCACGCAGCGCTGTACGCGGGATGCTCCAGCACGCCGCCGAACGCGCGGACACTGCGCAGGGCGCTCTCAAAGCAGCCGCCGTCGTCGCCCCGCTTGTGGCCCCAGCGCGCTTCGACAAGGCCGGCCAGGCGACACCAGCGCGAGCACGGCGGATGCGCGACGACTTGGTGCGGGCCTGTGTAGAGCCGCGCATCGCGCGCCAGGTCCCACGGATCGACGTCGGGCAGGCCGAAGTACGCGCCATCGGTCTGCACGAACAGGGCGGCGATCACGCGGCCTCCTGCTGGCGCTTGCGGCGTGCTGCGGGCTGCGTCTCTGCGTCGACGGGGAACGGCGTCACGTCGTTGGCGGGCTTCGCGAGGAGCGCGCGCGGCACTGCGGCGATGGGCGCAGGCGGCTCGTAGTCGTCGTCGAAGGCGTCGCTACCGCAGCGCGCCATCATGCGGGCGATGCTGATGAAGGCGATGAGGGCGGAAAAGACAGCGAGAGCTTCGATCACGGGAGCCTCTGTTCAGGTGCAGATGCGGGCCTACTGACGAGTCAGCGCAACAGTCCTTGCGGGTGGGGGGACGTGCGACTACGTGTCTAAGGAATGCGGATGCTCACCAGCTGGCAGCGCGTAGCGAGGGCGAACGACGCCCCGGCGCACGGCGTCGGCCAGCCGCTCGAGCTTCGCCAGCTCGTCGGCCGGCGCGACGCGCCACGCCTGCTCGTTGTTGGAGACGTTGGCGGTCGAGCAGCCGAGCGCGGCTGCAACCTCGCGCTGCGTCATCCCGCAGCGCATGCGGAGCGCCCGGCACGTCTCGGCGGACGCGCGCGCAGCGTCGCTACGCGGCAGCTTCGAGCGGTCGCGCTCCTTCGCGCCAGCGCTGTAGTTCGAGCGTCCCGCGAGCACGCGGTCCCAGCTGTTTGTCAGCGGATTTCCGGCGTACAGGTGCGCGTCGTTGCAGCAGCGTGCGACGTTGCACGAATGGCAAATGTGGGCGCCAGTTGGAATCGGGCCGTGCTTCAGGAAGTACGAGACGCGGTGCGCTGTCCCGAGGCCCTTGCCGAAGCCCGAGACCTGGCCGTAGCCGAAGATGTTGACGTATCGAGTCCAGACCCAGCACTCGCCGCTCTTGTCGACGCGCGACCAGAACTTGTCGATCTTCGCCTGCGGGATCACGCGGCCCTCGCGATGTCGAGCATCGATTCCGGCGAAACCGCGCCGGCGGTAGCCGCACTCAACGCGTTTGCGACGCACACGTTTCGCAGCCGAAGGCCGTCTCTGACGCGACGGATAGTCAGCATCGAGACGCCGGATGTTCGAGAGAGTCGGGCGACTGAGCCGCGCTTGCCGGCCGCCAACCATTCAGCCAAGGTCATAGGTCAGGTTATATAACCATGGTTATGAAGACGCAACAGTTTCTCTCCTTGGGTTGTGAAACCCCCGCAATTGCGTCTTGGAGGGACCAGGGTTTACAAACCCTCCTCATGGCGCGACCGATCGAACGCACGGCGTTCTACGAACGACTGGAACGCATGGCTGCGGAGGCGGGCGTCTCGATGAACCGCCTTGGGCAGATGATCGGGAAGAGCGGGCCCGCCATGCAGAAGTGGCGCACGGGCGCGTCGAAGCCGACCCTCGAAACGCGCAGGGAGCTCGCCAAGGCGCTCAAGCGCCCACTCGACGACCTGCTTACTGACGAGGACGACCTCGACCATGCGCCCGAGGAGGCGGCCGACCCATGCGAGCCGCGGGCGGTCATCTACGCTTCGTTACGGGGCTTTCTCGAGCGCGCTACCAAGCCTCAAGGCATCACGCTCGACGAGCGCAACTACCTTGCCAGCTACCGCTTCCCCCGCGGGATAGACAACGCGAATGATGGCTGGTGGCTCAACCAGCTCCACCTGTTCCGCGGCCTGCAGATCGACTCTCCGTCGCAGGCATCCGCAGGGGCCGAGCCGGTGAAGCCGCAGCCACCGCGCAAGTTGCGCTAGCAAGCTTGCGCGTGCAGGCGGGCCTCGGCGTGGCGGTAGTCGGCACGCGCCCGCTCGAGCGCGTTTTCCATCTGCCTGATGCCGTCTCGCATGAGCGCCAGGTCGTTCTCCGTCCAGTGCATGACTCGGTCGGGAACGGCTTCGGCAAAGTACAGCGGGCCGGCAGCGAGCTTCATATACCAAGGCTCCTGAGCGTGGGGCGCGCTCGCTCGACAGAGGGCTGAGATCCGACGGCAGAGGCGACAGCGCCCCCTGCACTGTCGCCTCCGTGTCGAAGCCGAAACAATCTACCCTGAAGCAGGGTCCGTTGTAGCGCGCCAAACGCGCAGCTTCACCCCACCGTGTCACTTTTGCGCGACAGCAAAAGGCACACCCGTTGAGTCCCCTCACAGGAATAGGTAGATCTGCCCAATGCCAAACACTCGTCCCCTCGCCGCGCCACTATTGCTCGCGATTGCAGCAGCCTCAGCAGCCTGCGGAGCTGGCGACGAGCCGTTCGAGGGGCCTTGCGAGCCGATGACAGGCGTGTGGCTGCACCAGATGCACGAGCGTCCCAACGGCACGTGCAACGACGGCGACTTCGAGCAGGCCGTGGTGTACGGCGGGCCGCCGCGCGAGACGGGCGTGGTGTGCACAGGCAGCGTAGTCAGGTCCGCCGACCTCTGCGCGCTCACGTATGACAACTTCCGCTGCGTCAATCCAGACGGCCAGGCGGCCACCATGATCGGCGTGCTGCACTTCGTAGAAGCCGACGAACTGCGCGGGGTCGTGACCTTCGTCTACGAGACCAACCAACCCTGCACCGCGACCTATGACGTGACGGTGACGATGCAGTAAGCGAGCGCCCGGCCGATGGCTGATCTCAGAAAACGACACCCCGCGAACGATTGTTAGTTGACGGTTGCATCACCGCGGTTGCATAACTGTGGTTATGAGGATCACCGCTCAGCCCGCCTCAGCCCGCGTCACACCGCTCCACAGCGATGCATGCGCGAACGACGCTTGCTACTGCCACTCCTCGGAGCTCTCAGCCCTCTCGGCCATCGCGCTCGAGTCGGGCGGCGTCTCGAAGCTGGCTCGCCGGCTGTCGGCGCCGACGCTGGAGAAGCTGGCTGACGCTCTGCGCCGGTGCGTGCGCAACCAGTGCCCGGCACACGGCGACTGCTCCGCCGAGGTCACCGAGCTTCAGGAGATCGTCAACGAAGCTGATGCGCTCGACGAAGCTTACTGGGCGCAGCAGGCGGATCCGGCGATGGCAGGTGCGCTGTGAGCGCCCCGCCGGCAATGCCGCGTCGCGAGCCCACGCCTTCGCTCGCCGAGCTCGAGCTCTCCGACGCGCATCAGGGCCAGGCGTTCATCGATGGCAATGACGAGTGCACGTGCAGGTTGTGCGGTCGCGTGCGGCGCTACTACGACCACCACACCAGCAAGGCTGTCTGGATGAGCGGCGGGGCAGTCTGATGGGCACGCCCCTCATGCGCTGCCAGCTCTGCGACTGCATGTGCAGGGTGGACAGCTTCGAGCCGGTGGAGGCGTTCCCCCACAGCATCGCCTGCCAGTGGTGTGCGGCTGAGCTCCGTGCCGACGAGTTGGACGCCGTCTCTGGCGACCGCAACTGCGACTGCAACGGCGGGTGCTCGCGGTGCCTCGGCGTCTGCTCCTACGGAGGCTTCTGATGCGCATCGTCGCGTTCTGGATGGTCGCAGCAGTCGTCGCGGTGTGCTGGTCCGCGCTGTTCTGGGCGTGTGTTTTCAACGTGGGGGTCTGAAGTGCTCAACTTGAAAGAGCTGCGTCTCCTGATTGCCCACTTCGGCGATCTCAAAATCTCTGCACTCTGGCCGGACATTCGCGGGAGGAAGTCATGAGCAACGGTTCTTCACTGGCACTACGCAACGGCACAGACATCGCTGGCGAGCTGCCCGCGATCTTCCAGTTGGCATCGGCGCTCGTCAAAGCAGGCGGGTTCCTTCCGACTCACCTGCGCGGTGAAGGCGAAATCGTCGCGGTCGTGCTCGCTGGCCGAGAACTCGGCATTGGTCCGATGGCAAGCATCCGCAGCATAAAAATTGTGAAGGGGAACGTCACCCTCGACGCGGCGCTGCAGCTCGGACTGATGATCCGCGCCGGCCTCAAGTACCGCTGGCTCAACGACGGCAGCGACGGCCAGACGGCGTCGCTCGAACTGTCGCGCGACGGCCAAGAGCCGTACGTGTCGACGTTCACGCTCGCGTTCGCCGAGCGCGCTGGTCTGCTCAAGGATGGCGGCAACTGGAAGATGTACCCACAGGCGATGCTGCGAGCGCGCGCCATCAGCGCAGCGGGCAAGGCGTACTGCCCCGACATCCTCGCCGGCATCTACCTGCCCGATGAGCTCGACGATGAGCAGCAGAGCTACGAACCGCCGCGCTTCATCGACGCGCCGCTGAACGCGATGGAGCCGTCCTCCGCTGCGCCAGCGCTGGCCGCTGGGCCGTCGAAGGACGAGAGCCTTGCCAAGCTGATAAACGACGACCTGCCGGGCTGCTCGAAGATCGAGCACTTCGCCGAGACGGCGCGCGAGATCGTGCGGCTCCACGGCCCGGTGCGAAAGAGCAAGGCGTGGCTGGCGTTCCAAGAGGCATGCGCTGCGCACGAGGTCTCGCCGCGCGAGGCCATCAACCTGGCCATGCAGCCCGCTGAGGCAGCGCAGTGATCGAGCGCAATTTCAGCCTCGACGTGTCGCTCGAGGACTACCACGCCTCCCCGAGGCTCGGGGCGAACAAGCTCAAGACGTTCGAGCAGCTCGGCGCGTACGGCTTCTACACGAAGCACGTGCTGCGCTCGACGCCAGAGACGAAGAACCGGGAGGCCCTGATCTTCGGGCAGGTGTTCGAGGACATCGTGCAGGGCCGCGGCTTCAATGCGGACGGGAAGCTCGTCATCAAGGATCGCGAGTTCCGGTCGAACGAGGACAAGAAGTGGCGCGATGCGCACCTGGCCGCGGGTCGCTCGTTCGTCACCGAGGAAGAGCTCGACAGCTGCATGGCCATGCGTGCGGCCCTGGAAGAGAACGAGACCGCCGTGGAGATGGTGAACGCGTGCGTGAAGCAGGTGACCCTCCGCGGCCCGTTCCCTGGCACGCCGGGCATTCAGAGCCGGCCCGACTACCTGAGCGCGGAAGGGTGCCTTGCGAGCGGCTATGCGCCGTTCTCGCTCGACCTGAAGAGCGCGCAGTCTCTCTCTGACATCACGAGCGGGCGAGGCGTGATCAAATACCGCTACGACGCTCAGGGCTCGATCTGCCGCCAGGCGTGGGACGTGCTGGGCTCGAGGCACTTCCTGCTCGTCTGCGAGAAGACCATCCCCTTCCGCTGCCAGGTCGTCGAGCTCACGCCCGAGTGGCTCGACCAGGGCTGGCGCTGGACTGAGCGGCAGTTGATCAGACTGCGCGGGCACTACGCATCCGGCCTGTGGCCACGCGTCGAGCGCGAGCTCATCGCATTGCCAACGCCCCCGCGGTGGGGCGATGAGGACCGGTCGCACCACGACGAAGCAGAAGACGAAGCAGCGTAAGAGAGGCTGGATATGCTCAAAGAGAACCAAACAACGTGCAAGGCAGTGGCGACGTCGTGGGACTTCGACGTCGTTGGTGGTTACGAAGTCGTCAAGGTGCTGTTCGAGCTCCGCAGTGGCGATAAGGCCGGCCAGTCGCGACAGTGGACTGGCTTCCTGTCGAGCAACTCGGTGGAGCATACGCTCAGGTCGCTGCGTCACTGCGGATGGGTCGGCGAGACGTTCGGCGACATGTCCGGCATGGGCACCTCTGAGGTCGAGGTTGTGCTCGAGGCTCGGAAGGACGGCGAGAAGACCTACGAAGAGGTGCGGTTCGTCAACCGGCCGCCGCGCCTGATGCTGAAGAACCCGATGAACGCAGAGCAGCTGCAGAAGTTCTCGGAGAGCATGGCGCGACTCACGCGCGACAGTGCGCGCAACTACGGCGTGGCACCGGTAGCCGCTCGCGCCGCCGAGCCAGCCAAGCCGACCGGTGGTTTCGCCGACATGCCGTACGACGGCCCGCCAGACGACGAGGACAGCATCCCATTTTAACCCGATCGCGCCCTGCCTCAGCGCAGCAGCACACGTTGCTGCGCTGTATCGGAAGCGCGACCAGCGACCACCGAAGGAGACACCACCATGACCCCCGCCACCGTCAGCTACATCCGCACCCACGGCGTGCTGCCCAACCTCACCATGGACGAGCTCTTAGCGGAATGCCGGTCCAAGGAAAACTCGCTCATCGAGATCTCTGCCGAGATGATGCAGATCGCCGAGGCGCTGTGGCCGGAGGGCGACTCCGAGCGCCCCGCCGACATGCACGACGCTGGCGTGACTGGCGCCGAGCTGGTGGCGGGTGTGCAGAGCCTCTGGGAGTACGTCGACCGCGTCATGGAAGAGAACACGCGGCTGCGGGAAGAGCTCGCGAAGGTGGCGACGTGACCGAGGGCGCATGGCCGCTTCGAAACGTCGACCGTCATGGCCGACCTGTAGAGGCAGGGAGCCACTACACGACCAACGAGATCATGGGAGACGCGATGGAGATTCTGCGCGACCTCGAACCGGACGACATCAACTGGGTATTCCTCAGCACGAGCGGCGTCCACGGAAGCTACATGAACCTGGACGACGCCGAGAAGCTTTGGACGGACCCGCGCGCCTACCGCGAGGCGAACTGCCTGGCTCCCACCGACGACCTCCCGACAGAAGAAACGATCACCGTGCTCATCGTACTGCCACGCATGGTCACGACGATGTTCGGGACGGCGACCCTGCGCAGCCTCGACGACGTCGCACTGCTCCGCACCCGCGTCGAGCAGACGTTCGCTGGCATCACCGAGCGCCAGGCAGGCAATCGCGCTCGTCCGGTGGCGCCATGACCCGCCCCATCACCGACGCCCTGCACAGCACCGCCTCCCTCGACGTCGAGCGCCTCGAAGCTGAGTCGCTGGTGCGGCTGGCGATGAGCGTCGCCAGGGCCAGCGAGAACCTGCTCGGAGACGCGCGGGGACTGTGGACGCAGATCGAGGAGACGCGGGGCGTGTTGGAGAGGATGGCGAAGTGATGCCGAGAACCATCGAAGCCATCATCGAGCGCTGGCGCGACATGCCGCCGCTGCGCCTAGCCAAGGGCCTCGACGATGCCATGCAGGACTGGCCGCTTGGCGATTTTGGCGAGCACCCGGAGGAGGGCCACGCCGTCTGGCTGACGACTGATCACGTGCGGTGCAGCGAGATGATGCTGACGAGCGCATGCGTCGCGGAGATCCTGGCGCAAGCGCCTGCAGACGTGCGTCGACTTCTCTCCGAGGTCGCCCGCCTGAACGCGCTCATCAACCGGGTGGAGCCATGACCGACCAACTCACCCCCTGCGACGCAGGCGGCAAAGGCTCGCACACGCTGTGGCAGCTCGCTGGAAAGCTCCTGTGCACCCCGTGTTACCAGGCCGCAAAGAACCTGCCGACGCTGCGACAGCTCGTGCAGATGAGAGGAGCTCGACCATGACCAACGAAGAGAAGCTTGCAAAGTTCGGCCCCGGCGAGTGGATGGACGAGCCCGATCACGTCGAGTTTCGACACGCGGGCTTCGTGTGCCTGATCCACCGTAATGGCCTGGGTGCGCTCTGCGGCTACGTGGGCGTGCCTCCTGGCCACCCGTGGCACGGCAAGAGTGAGGGCGACGTCCACTCCATGTGCGACGACATCGCCGTGAACGGCGGGCTCACGTACGCCAATGAGTGCTCGCCGCCACTCTGCCACGTGCCGGAGCCGGGCGAGCCTGAGCACCTTTGGTGGCTCGGCTTCGACTGTTCGCTCTCGAACGACGTCAGCCCGTCGCTGGTAAAGTACGAGCGCGACAAGAGAGGTGAGCGGGCTTCGTCGTCCTACGGCGAATCGTACAAGACGATCAGCTACGTACGGTTCGACACTAAGGGGCTGGCAGAGCTTGCGGCGAGTGTGGCGGGCGATGTCTGACGCCATCACCACCGAGTGGCTCACCACCAGCGAGGTCGCCAAGCGGCTCAAGCTCACCGTGAGCGGCGTGCGTGCGCTGGTCAGGCGCGGGCGCATCGTGCCGGACCATCGTGGGAAGAGCGGGGCGTCGCTGGCGGGGCACCGGTTTCGGGTGGAGACGATCGAGGCGTTCTTGAGGGGGCCTAGCCATGAGTAATGCGGCCGAGAATATGCGCACGCGTGAGGTTCGCTCGCGGCTGCTACTCAGCGTCAAAGAGGTCTGCGAACTGGTTGGCGTCAAAGACCACAAGGCGCGCGAGATCATGCTTTCCCTTCCGCATGTGCGAGTCGGGAAGCTCCTCAAGATCAGCACCGACGTGATCGACCGGTGGTTCAAAAGCGGAGGCAACGAGTACCAGTGCCGAGCATCTACAAAAAGAAGGGAACCCGGTTCCTCTGGTGCTGTGGACGAGGCGTCGACGGGAAGCGTTGGCACGAGTCGACGAAGCAAACCGAACCGGCTGCCGCGAAGCTTGCCGCTCGAGAAATTGAGCGACGCTTTGTTGTTGACGCCGGTTGGAAAGAGGAAGCGAGGCTCACGGTGAGCACCGCCCTCGATCTCGTCCTGAAGTACCAGCGGGACGCGAAGCGCGCGCCGGCAACGGTCCGCGCGAGCACCTACCACGCTCGGCACCTGATCGAGCACTTGGGCAGCAGCACGCCGCTGGCATCGGTCACGCTCGCGGACACCACCAGCTACATGCGGACCCGCATCAAGGATGGTGCCCACCGGCATACGGTCGCGAAGGAGATCAAGACCCTCACCCAGGCGATGCGACGCGCGGAAAAGCTGGGCCTGTACCGCCCGAGCCGCAGCCCGACGCATTACTTTCCCGACGAACTGACGGGCGTCTACAAGCCGCGAGACCGCTGGATGACCCGCGGGGAGTACGAGGCGCTACTCGACGCGCTTGCTCCCAACCCCGTGCCGACACGCAACCAGCGCGTTCCGAAGACATTGCGCCGCCGTGCCGACCGGCAAGATCGACGGGACTACGTCATCGCGTACTGCCACCTCGGGCTACGCAAGTCCGAGCTCTCCGACATGCAGCCAGACGACTTCGACGCCAAGCGCCTCGAGCTTCGGGTCCGCGGGACCAAGACCGACGGCGCCGACCGGTTGGTGCCCGTCAACCCAGAGGCTGCCGAGGTGCTGCGCCGCCGCTGCGTGCTCGCCAAGCCCTTCCCAGAGTGGACCGACGGATCGTGCGTCCGAGACCTTGCCAGGGCTTGCGTGCGCGCTGGAATCGCCCGAGTGACACCCAACGACCTGCGGCGGACCTTCTGCTCGTGGCTGTGCCAGGCAGGCGTCCCGGAGCGCGTTTGCGCCGAGCTGATGGGCCACGAGAGCACGGTGATGGTGCGCGCCGTCTACGGCCACCTCGACCGCGTGAGCATGGCCAGCGCCGTTTCCAAGATCGCGGCGGCCACCAGGATCGACCCTGTTACAGCCGCTGTTACAGCCCAGTCTTCAGCCTCCTCTCTCAACTGAGGTTCAGCCATGGAAAACAGACCCCGAAACGACGCCAAAGACTTAAACGCGAGTCGCTTCCTAAGCGAAAGGTCCCAGGTTCGACTCCTGGTGGGAGCGCCGAGTTTTACGGCAAAAGGCCCGGTAAACGCGGCAGACTGCGCGGCGCCAGATGGCCCCAGCCAGCACGATCTAGCGCCTGCTCTGTCACAGCGTCTGTCACAGCCCATTCCAGAGGGCTGGAAGCCTGTTGCCGGCACGCGCTACGAGGTCAGCGCCTACGGGACGGTGCGCAACGGCGAGACCGGGCTGGTGCTCAAGCCCGATTCGAAGGCTGGCTACGCTCGCGTCGACCTGATGCTTTCGGGTGGCGCCAAGGCGAAGAAGCTCGTCCACGTGCTCGTGCTCGAGGCGTTCGAGGGGCCTTGCCCGGCTGGCATGGAGTGCCGCCACTACAACGGCGTTCGCGGCGACAACCGATGGCCGGTAAACCTTCGCTGGGGCACCAAGAGTGAGAACGCGGCCGACAGGCGCCGGCACGACTTCCCGCGCGCTCGGGGCGCGTCGAAGCTTGCCGAGAGCGACATCCCCAAGGTGCGCGAGTTGGTTGCGATGGGGCAGTCCTACGCGCAGGTCGGCGCGCGCTTCGGCGTTTCACGCTGGGCAATCGGCGACGCCATCAAGGGGCGGACCTGGGCGAATGTGGGGACGCCTGGTGGGCGTGATACCTCGACGGTGTCCCCATGACCCCCGGATCCGTCGCCCTCACCCTGGCCGGCGTGCTGTTCGGCGGCTGGCTCGGCCGGCGCATCCTCGCGGCGCGCGCGTACCGCCAGCAGCGCCTGATCCTCTCCCTGCTGTCAGAGCACGGAGACATGCTCGGCGCCGACATCTACGACCGCTGCGCTGGTTCGATCGGGCGCGGCACCGTCTACGTGCTGCTCGACGGGCTGGAGACTGCGGGCCTGGTCGTGTCGCGTCTCGCGTATCAGCCAGCTCGGCCCGGTGAGTACCAGGGGCCGACGATGCACCGCCGCGTATACCGCCTCACCGCGGGCGGCGCGCTCGTGGCCAAGGGACTTGCGGAAGGGCTGGAGGCGAAGCCATGACCGCCCTCATCGCCCTCGCGCTCCTCGCCATGGCCAGCTGCCTACTCGGCAGCTCCGACAAGCCACACAAGCCCGCAGCCCCCGTCGCAGCCGACAGTGACGACGCCGCGGACGAGCGCACCGCCAAGAGCATCGAGGCGGACGCACGCGACATCTACGAGCGGTACGGCATCCCACGCCCCACGGACGAGTCGCCGGTAGCGTCGCGGCTCGGTCGTGAGCGTCGCGCGGCGCTGCGCGAGGCGGACGAAGACAAAGAGGCTGAGGAAGCGGCGAGGAGGGGCGAATGAGCGACTACCTCCAGTGCCCGTCGTGCGGACAGCACACGGAACAGAAGCTCCCCGATGGCTGGATGAAGTGCCGTTGCGGCTCGGAGTTCAACTACCAAGTCCGAGAGGCTGAGGAGGCCGAGCGGGCGCGGCTGCTCGACCTGGGCGGCAGGGTGCCCGAACTGCTGGCGGCCGAGCGCGCGCTCGCGCTCGCCGAGGTCGCGCCGTTGCTGAGCCACCTCCACCGCTGGCGGTCGTCGGTTCAGCCGAAGCTCGACCACATGCGGGCGAGCACTGCCGAGTTCAGCCTGGCCAAGTTCTACGACGCGTACGTGAAGGTGACGACGCGGGAGAAGACGCGATGACCCGCCGAGACGAACTGGTCGCCCTGCGCGACACGCACCGCGCAGAGATGCAGCGCATCCTCACCGAGGAGCTCACCCGCCCGTACTCCGACTACTGGGCTGGCGAGTTCCAGCGCGTCTCGAGGCTCTCGTGGGACGCGCAGCTGGCCATCGGCGAGCTCGACAAGGGAGAGCAGATCAAGGCCGCTGAGCGCGAGCGCGTGTTGTCGGCGATCGAGGCAGAGTGCGTGTGGGACCCGGCGCCCAACGAGCGGGCTCACATCGACCCGCAAGACCTCGCGGCGCTCATCGCCAAGCTGCGAGGCGGCGAATGAGCGTCCTCCTCACAGCCCTCTGCTGGTCGCTCCGCAAGCTCGGCATGGGCAGGGGCGTCCGATGATCGCCCTCATCGCCCACCTGGTCGGAGGCGCCGTCCTCTCGATCTGGTTCGTCATCTGGCTGCTCGACCAGCTCGGCACGCCACGCGAGTTCATCGGCGCTTGGCGCACCGCCGACGGTCGCTGGCTGGTGCAGTACCTCGACCAGGGCGAGGAGCGCTACGCCGTCGGCAGTGACGGCGACTGGAACGCCTGCGATGCGGACATGCCCATCGCCTGGCCGACCGCGACTATCGAGGACGAGCACACCGTCCGCTACCTCCGCGCCCACTGGGCGATCGAGGAACAGCTCCGCAGAGAACGCGACGCAAAACGAGCAAGGAGAGCACTCAAATGGGCAAAGCAGAGCAAGGCATCGTCGGAACAGCAGTCGGTGGAGCCAAGTGGGTCGTCGGCTTCCTGGGGAGACTCCTCTACACCATAGTCGGGTGCATGTTGCTCGGCTGCACCGCTTGGATCCTGCACTACTCGGGCGCGACGGGCACCCCCGACGCCATCGGCGGTCTGCTGCTGGGCATCGGGCTCTGCGCCTGGGTCATGGGCTGGAGGAAGCTGTGAACATTCACTGCCCTGTCTGCGAGTCCGACGCGCTGGTGCCGGGCAAGCGTCGGCTGCTCGACCACTGGACGGCAGTGGAATCGGCCCAGTGCAACGTGTGCAGTGCGCTCGTCAGCGTGCCTATGCAGGTCAAGCACATCGGGCAATCCACGCCTACGGGGCTGTCGAGCCGGGTCTCGCAGCTGGTCTCCACGATCGACGGGCGCGCCCACGACTGGAGGGAGACATGATCGCCCTCCTGCAAAGCGACACCATCGCAGTCGGCGCCTACGGGCTGTTCTGGTCGCTCGTCACGGGCTGGGCGATCGTCTTCACCATCAACTGCTGCACTCGCGAGAGCCGTCGTCTGGAGGGCATCGAGAACCGCAGGCGCTGTGATGCCGAGGTCGCGCGAATCATCGCGGAACAGGAGCGGTCATGAGTGACGAGAAGCGGACGGAGAGGCTGACGGCGCTGGCGCGGAAGGCTTGGCTGCGTCCAGGGTCCGGGCTCATGCACATCCACCAGGTGGACATCGACTGGGACAGCGACGACCAAGTGACATCGGCGCGTGTGCTCCAGGTCCCCACGATGGGCAGCGGCCGGCTCGAGGTGCTGGCGTCTATCTGGCACCCCAACGCCCTCGACGCGCTCGAGGCCGCCCTGCTGGTCCTGAACGGCCCCGAGTCGCTGCGCGAGTTCGCGTACGGCGTCGTAGCGATGGAGAAGCCTGAGCCGGCATGGACAACGCAGCCGCCATCAGCAGAGGGCTACTACTGGTGCAAGCGTCATCCATTCGCGAGGGCGTACGTCTACGAAGTCGTGGAATGCGCGACCGGGTACCGATGTATCGAGGACGACTTCGACGTGACGGAACTCGGCCACTTGTGGATCGGGCCGATGGAGCGGCCACTATGACCGACGCATTGGTCTTATGCGTCCGCTGCATGCGCTTTGCGTGCAGCGCACCAGGCAAGTGCGGCGACGCGACCCTGCTTGCGCCGACCGGCGACGCCTCGGGAGCGCTCTGGATGAGCTTCTGCGAGGTCTTCGAAAGCCCTCGCCCTGCCACTTCCAGGGAGGCCGCCCAGACCGACCGCCCTACCGCAGAAACGCCGTAAAAAGGCGGGCAGGGCGGCTCTAGAAGTGGTCCGCAGCAAGCCTGAGATCACGCGCCCAGCTGTCGAGAGGGCGCTCGCTTCCAAACAGCAACGAGCAAGGAGAATGGATCATGATCGACACTAAGGGGAAATCAGCCGCCGAGATCCGCGCAATGCAGCAGCAGCTCGCAGACGCATTGGTCGAGCATAGGGCCGAGCGCATCAGCGCATTGCGAAAGGAGATCGAGGAGCTCGCCGACGATGACGGCGTGTCGTTCGCGACGTTCATCCAGCAGTCGCTACTCGATGCGCCACGCGCTGCCCGCAAGCCAGTCGCGCAGCGTGGAGTGGCGCCGGCCAAGTACGTGAACCCCGATGACTCCAGCGTGACCTGGTCGGGCAAGGGTCCGACGCCGGGCTGGTTCACTTCGGCCATCGCACAGGGCTACTCGCGGGAGATGTTGGAGGTCGCCACGCCGTCACGCGCCAACGGCAACGGGGCGCACGCCTAACGCGGCGTCTGGCTCGCCAGCTGGGCGATCGCCTCGTCCAGCTGGTCGAGCGCCCTCCTGAGCGCCCTGGCCTCACGCTGCAGCCCATGCACGCCGCTCACTGCCACGTGCTGGTCACACAGCACTTGGTAGGCGCCGACTGCCACGAAGCACCGCGCACGCGTCTTCGCCTCGACGTACTCGCAGCGCCGCACGGCCTTGAAGGCTTGCGGTGCCCGCTCGTCGTGATGGCGGTGGACAGCGCATGGGCCGGGCTCTTTCACGCGCACGAAGCACTTGCTGCCCATTGAGGTGATGGCGTTGCAGCGATTCGGGTAGTCGGTCACGGGCGCCCCATCGGCTCAAGCCCCCAGTCCTGCCCCTCGGCGTGCAGCAGCAGTTCGTAGTTGACCGACATCTCCATGCCGAGGACGTGTGAAAGGTCGTGAGCTACGAGCGCCGTCGAGCAGTAGCCCAGCACGATCTCAGCGCGCAGCACGGTGCCAGCTGGCGACCTCCACGCAAAAGACTCAGAGAGCCCGCCGAGTGGCAGCCCCGCGCGCACCACGACCTGGCCGACGTGCGGTTCGAGTCCGAATGACGGATGCGTCTCGTCGACCGTGATCATCTCGATCTTCGCCCCAAGCTCGACCAGGTGCCGCACCGCGTGCGCCGTCACCATGCGGCAGTGCGGCGACATGTCCGCGCTCGCGAGCACCAGCGTCACCGCGGGCGTCGGGCGAGGCTTGCGGGTGATGGTGGCTGGCGGCGGGTCGGCGGTGTGGCAGGTGATGAGGCCGGCGAGCACCGTGGACGCTGCGATGACGACGCCAGACTTCAGCATGAGCCAGCATGCGTTGCCGGGGCGTTTCGCGGCCTACCGGGCAAGCATCTAAGAAAACGCATTGCGCATTCAATCGGCAGGGTGCATAGTCTTTCTTGTGAGCGGCACGGAGCCGCAGAGGAGAGACCCGATGAGCAAGCTCTACACCCTGGCCTACGAGATCATCTGCGGCGGCGCCCCCTTCACTCAGACCGCAGACGACTACGACCTGAGCAAGGAAGAGCGCAAGGAGTTGCGCCGCATCATCAAGACCAAGAAGGAGTGGCTAGGCTGATGCCACGAGGCGGCAAGCGCCCCGGCGCCGGTCGTCCGCGCGCCTCTCCAGCGGGTGCTGGCAGCAACCTGACGGTGCGCCTGGGCGATGCGCTGCGCGAGACCTTGGCAGCCCTGTGCGAGCGCTACGGGGAGACGCAGGCGGGTGTTGTGCGGCGCGCGCTCGCGGCACTGGCGAAGCAGAAGCGCTAAGGCGCGGCCTGACGCCGCATCAGTTCCGCACGCAGCTCGGTGTTCTCCTTGCGCAGCCGCTCGTTCTCCGCGCGCTCCATGATCAGGCTCGCCGACAAAGCAGCCTCCTCCCGCGTCGCCTCGCGGATGTGCCGGCTCAGGGTGGCGCTCACCGCCCCGATGCGCATCTGCGTCTCGAGCAGCGTTGCCTCGGTGCTGGCGTAGCGAGCTTGCAACGCCTGGTGCTCCGCAGCATCGACAGCGTGCTGCCCCGTGGGCTCGCGCGCAGGTGGCGTAGGGGGCGGTGGCGGGTGGCTCTTGGGCCTGCTGGCTTCGTAGGCGGCGGTGACGACGTTCTTGGAGCGCAGCTTGCTGAAGCGGTCCCAGGCGATGTAGAGCACGCCGCCAACGGTGCCGAGGGTGCCGGCGAGCTCTTCCACCTTCACCTCGCTCAGCCACTTGAGCAGTCCAGTCGGCGCCGCCATGCGAGCGACACTCACCCCTTCTTGGGAGCGTTGGCCTTGAAGTGCTCTTGCACCAGCCTGTCACGAGCAGCTGCGGTGATCGGCTCGGCTCCGAGCGCGCGCATCTCCTTTTGCATGTGCACGGAGATGCCCTGGCAGTGCGGCAGATCCACGCGTGTGAAGTGGCCGCCCCAGACGATGCCCATCGCGTCAGCCTCGCGCCCGAGGTTCACGAAGAACCGGCAGTGCTGGCCCTGGCAAGACCAGCCGTGCTTCGAGCAGATCAGATCGGCAGCGGCCCCGTAGCAGTGGATGCTGTTCTCGATGCCGACGCCCTTGGCCGCGTTGCGCTTGGCCTCGTCCATCGTGCGCAGCCCGTCGAACAGGATCGGGCGGTGCCCCAGCTCGCCGAGGCGGTTCATGAGCTCGCGCACCTTCTCGCGCCACGTCGGCAAGAGCAGCTCGATGTCGTCGCTCTTGTAGAGCGTGCCGCCACTGCCCTGCGTCACCGCGGCTTCTTCTCTCGCTTCGTGTCCACCTTGTCGAGGATGTCGTCGAGCCGATCCTGAGCCTCGAGCATCGCCAGCTCGCGCTCATTGGCGGTGAGCCGAGCCTTGCGACGCGCGCGGATCTTGTCGGCGATGAACTTGCCGGCGTCGATGAGCGCAGGCACGACAGCGAAGATGCGTCCGATGTTCACTGGCTCTTCTCCTTCTCGGCGGTCTGCACAGACACGGGCGGGTTGATGGCGGCTGCGTCCGCGATGCGGTGCAGCACCTCGATCAGCATCGTGAGCAGGTTCAGCGCGAGGCTGAGCCCCTCAACGGCTGCGTTGTCGGCGTTGGTCGCGGTGCGGTCGGACCAGTCGCGCAGGTAGGGCAGGATCGAGCGCAGGATGCCTGCGGCAATGCTCGCAGCACCGATCGCGGCAAGGGCCCAGGTTGCGATTTGGTCGGCCGTCATGCCGTCAACGTGCGCGTGAGGCGCGGCCCTTGGCCTGCTGCTCGCGGACGCGCTTCATGCGGGCTTCGACGAGCTCCTGCTCGATCTGCTCGGGGGTCTTCTCGGTGCTAGGTGGAGGCTTGGCCTTGTACGCGCGGTGGGCTCTCCAGGCATACAGACACCCATCGCTGGCGTGCTTCGGGAACCGCGACGACTCCTTGTCACGCCGCTCGTTCTCCCACGGCAGGCGCATCCATTCGCTCGACAGGCACTCCGCATCCGGTTGCAGCACGCGGATGATTCCCTTGCCGTCCTCAGCGAGGTAGCGCAGGTCGCTGTTGAGCATGCCGATCGCCTCGATCTTGCCGTGCTTCTCCGCTGCTCGCGCGTTGCCGCCCGCGCTGCTGCCGTAGCGGGCGTTGAACTCTTCAAGCGGCAGCTTCCCTTGCCCGCCTGCGTCGATCACCGTGCGTGCGGGCTTGTAGCGCTGGCGAGCCTTCTGGATGAAGTCAGCTTGCTGGCCGGTGAGCAGACCCGCCTGCTTGTACGCGTAGAGCACGTAGATGAGCTTGGAGTGCGGCGGCGAGCCAAGCACCACCAGCGAAAAATCGTCGGTGTACCCGATGTCAGCGCCGAGGGTGGTCTGCCAGTGGTCGCGTATCCACTCCTCGTGCGTGAGACCCTCGGGCGCCTCGGGGAGCTCGGAGACGGAGTTGCGCTGGGAGTTGTACGCGTAGACCAGCGCGTCGCCGTCGGCGATCCACCGGCCATCGAGCTCGCGCAGCTTGGCTGGGTCGTTCTCGGTCCACTTGTTGTCGCGGCACTCCTCGGCGATGGCCTCGTGTACGTCGGGGATGTGCGGGTTGTCGCGCAGCGTCCAGCCGTGCCGCGCGTACGTGTCGATGCCGCCTTCCTCAATCGGGCGCGCTGCGATGTCGAACCAGAAGCCCTCGCAGACGTACCCAGGCGTGCCTGCAACGACGATGCGGCCACGGGGCCGAAAGTCCATCGTGCCGGGCGAGAAGCATTCCTGGATGAGCTTCTTGAGGTTGCCCTCATAGGTCGAGCTTTCGTCACAGAAGACGAGGCGGTACTTCTTGCCGCGCACCTTCTCGAGACTCGCTTCGTCGTCGACCCCGAACAGGCGGAACTCCGCGCCGTCACCGGTGGAGATCTCGTTGCGACTTTCGTGAACCTTCCAGCCCAAGCAGTAGCGGTCGTTGAGGCGCACCAAGCGCCGCCACACCAAGTCGCGTGCGATGCCGAGCGTCCGAGCTCCGAAGACAGTGAACTCCTCCTCTCCGCTCTCCAGGATTGAGAGCGCGAGCATGCGCACCGCGCCCTCGGTCTTGCCGGCACGTCGCGAGCAGCACCACGCAATGCGGCGCCTTGGGTCGTCGAGCACAGCCAGCTGCCGAGGGAACAGTTCCGAGCGGATCGCCGTCGCGATGGCAGGCAGGTACTCAGGCGTGCCGCGCCGCTTCGCGAGCTCCACGAAGGCGCGACGTACAATCTCAGCGCGCGCTTGCTCGGGCGTTACTTTGAGGGCAGCCACGCCGCCTCTACCGATGGACCAGGCACCGGTGTGAGTGTCGCGGCGGAACGCGGCAGGTGGCCTACTCGAGCAGCTTCATCGCGCGCGCTTGCACAGACGTCTCACCGCCTTCGGCCTTCCAGACGCGCGGGTCGGTGTGCTTCGAGTCCCCTGCGTCGCGAGCAGACGGCCCGATGCCGCTACAACGAATCAGCGCGTGGCAAATTTCATGGACCACGATGCCCGGCTCGCTGTGCCACCACGGCGCAATCACCACCACAGGCACGTCCCGCCACCTGAACAGCTCGTCTGTCGTCTCCCACGCGGTGCAGGCGTACGCAGCCTCTGGCGCGGTGCGGCAGTCCTGCACGAAGCGCTCGGCGCTCGCCATGCGCACGCGGAAGGTGCGCACGTCGCAGCGGCCCTTGTCGGGCTCGGGGAGGCCCGCCTGTGCCCACGCGGTAAACGCTGCTGCGCCGGCTGCGCGCTCGTGCGGCAGGAGCTCTGGGGCGGCAGTGCAGGCGGCAAGCGCGAGCAGCAGGGCGGGAGCGAGCCTCACAGGAGGCCTGCCAGCGTCGTTGCCAGGTAGTTGGCGACGTACACGTACCCAGCGTCGGTGAGGTGCGTCCAGGGTGAACTGGTCTCGTAGAAGAGCGGCTGGACCGCGACAAAGTTGGCGTCGACCTCGCCCGCGAAGTTGAACGGCGAGCCTGACTGCCTGACGTCGACGATGTAGTCAGCGCCCATTGCGAGATAGTTGGCGAGCGCGTACGTGTTCCATGAGCGCAGCGAGGGATCGATGATCGACCGAGGCAACGCGGTCAGCAGGATCACGGCAGACCAGGCTCGCTTTGCCTTGCGCGCGGCGATGTACTCGGTGCAGTCGGCCACCGCCTCCGAGACAGTGCGCCCGGTGGCGATAGAGTTGGTCGTCTCCCAGCAGACGAGGATGTTCTCGCGGCCAGGCGTGTAGGCGTTGTCGACGTCGGCCGCCGTGTAAGCGCCCACTAGCCCGCTCATCTGCCGCCACGTCTGCCCGCTGCCGCCGAGGTTGGGGCAGACGCCGCCATAGGTGAGCACGGGCGTTCGCGCGGCCATCTTCTGCGGCAGCGTCTGGCCGCCCGCGCCCGTGCTCGCCTCCCCAGACACCAGGCTGTTGCCGTCGAAGACGACGTTCTGAGGTCCGATGACCGCCTTGAGCGTGCTGTCGAGGTTCTTCGTGGCTGTTGCGCTTGCCGGCAACCCGCTGGTGCCAAGGAACTGCATGCCAGACGCCGGCACAGCGAGGCACGAGAGCGCCCCGGCGACGTAGGGGGCACGCAAGACGCTCGTCGTCCATCCCGGCGCCCCAGTCGTGTAGGTGGCGGGGGTGCGGTCAGCGACGCCGCGCGCGACGCCTCGGATGGGCGTGGCGTACAGCGTCTCGAGCGTCGTCTTGTAGGTCGCGACCTGAGCGACCGACCCCGTGAGCCAGTTCGTCATGCGACCTCGATTCCGTAGCGCAGCAGGATGTACCGCTTGATCTTCGTGCGCAGCGTGGCGTCCTGTCGGTTCGCGATGAGCAGGTCCGCCTCGCGCCCTCTCTCAGGGATGACGCCGGTAGAAGCGTTGCCGACGACCATCGATTGCGTGGCGGTGCCGTACGCGCCGGCCAGCGCCGCCGTCGTGGTCGTGCCCTTGTAGGTGAGCTGGATGTTCGGCGTGTTGCCCGAGTCCACGCGGAGCTCGATGACGTCCGCAACGTCGAGCAGTGCGCCAGGGATGGCCGACGCGGGAGCAGCGATGCCGCCCGTTGCGCGGCAGACTGCAGTCTGCACGGATGAGCCTGTGCGATAGATGGACGACCCGTTGGTAACGCCGGGGCGCGCGAACGTCTCCACCAACACGCCCGAGCTTGTGCTGCCGGGCGAGCTCACAAGGAACATGTCGAGGTTGTCTGCCGTAAACGACCACGCGGACGCGGGCAGCGTGGAGACGTAGAGCTGTGTCAGACCGTCGTACTCGATCGCCTCTTTGCTGTTGAAGATGGGCGATGACACCGGCGCAAGCACTTGGTCTGGGCCGTTGCTCTGCGCCCATGCATGGCCCGCGTGCACCGAGCGCGCGTTGGTGTAGAGCGCGCCCTCGCTGGCCAGAAGCACCTTGTCGTAGAACGCTGTGACCTTGCCGTCCGCAACCGCGCACGCGTCCGAGCGCTTCCATGACCAAAGGTTCTGGGCGAGGTAGAGCTCGAGGCTGGCAAGCTCGGCCTGGTCGGCGAGGTCTGTTCCAAGCTGCGTGCCGAGGATGGTCACGGGACAACGCCCGTATCAGCCTGCACGAACGCGCGCGCGACGGTCTTCTCGGCCGCCGACAGTACGTGACGCCACCAGTAGCTGCTGCGCAGCCGGAAGTCGCCGGGGAAAGCTCCGATGCCGTCCGTGCCGACATAAAGCGTGGTGGTAGGCGCGGACGCAGACGGAGCGGCGGCAGAAGAGCCCGAGTTTACAAGCGTGCCCTTCTTCCAGATCGTCCACTCGGGCGAGCTCGTCTCCGAGTACGACGTCTCGATGTAAGAGCCCGTGCCAACGGCCAGAAGGGTTGCGCCGTTGTTATTGATGATCGCGGTCGGACCGTTGGACGCCCGCAAGTAAGTGGACGTGTCCGAGGCTGGCAGCAGCGCAGCGCCAACGGCGGTCCCTCCGAGGATGCCCGCAGCTGACGCCGTGGCCCAGATGTGGCCGGTGCTCAGAACGGTTGGGACGACCACGCAGATGTTGTCGAAGCCTGTGCCGTCGTGAATGAACGACCACAGAGAGGCGGCGCGGTTGCTGACCAGCTGGCTGCTGGCGAACAGCGTCGTCATGGCGTTTGCGACTGCTGCGGTTGTTGCCGGGGCAGCGGGCTGAAGCCCTGCACTTGCCTGCGTCACGATGTGCGTGGCGTCGATGTAGTCGACGAGCGATCGAAGCTTACCCGTGCCGCCGTCGAGCACGTAGTTGCTGGCGTCGAGCCAGACGTCGCTCTTGCCAGGCACGCCGCCGATGTTCTGCTGGAACATGCTCGCGAACGCGGGCGCGACGCCGAGAAGCTTGGCGAGGTCCGTTCCAAGCCTCGTGCCGAGCTCAGTCGTGCACCTGCGCACCACGCTTTCGACCACGCGAAGAACGGCGTCGCTGTGGCGAAAGAGCGGCGCCTCGTCCATGATTTTGGACCAGGCAGTGCGCTCCGCGGTCGGGCCTAGCCGGTACGCGTCGAGCATCCAGCGCGGCGGATCCAGCAGCTTGCGCGAGTGATAGCTGTCCAGCATCTCAGTCCGTCCACGCCCAGTTCAGGCGTGCCGATCCGGTGCCGCTCGTGGCGGTGTAAAGGATCGCCCACAGACCACCCGGCACGTTGAGGAAGTTCCAGACCGCCGCACTCGCGCCGCCAGCGGGCTGCGCGTTGCCGTTCGCGGTGAACTCGGCGGACGCGCCTGGAACAGTCCGAAACGTCGTCCCGCCGTCGAACGAGCACACGAGCGAGAAGACGCCCGTAGGCGTACCCGTCCACGACGCCTCAATCGATAGGTGCCGGTTGCGGACCGCGTTGGATGCCGACTGCACCGTGAGGGTTGCCGGGAGCGTGAGGATCTGCGGGTTGCCCGACAGCTCGAGAGGTGACGCCATGCAGGGAGTCTGCAGACCGTCAGATCAACGTGGCCTGCTCAGCGGCGCGACATTATGGCATCTGCGTGCGGGGCGTAGACGTCGTCGGCATTGCGGAACTTGCCACCAGCGCCTGGCCCCATCTTAGCTGCCTCGGCCATGTTCTTCTGCTTGGCCTTGTTCTCTTCCAGCTTCGCCTGGTCTGGCGCGTTGGCCACCATCTGCTGCATGCGCAGGTTGTCGATCTCCATCGACGGGTCCGCGGGCACCCCAATGCTCTGCGACGCCGCAACGCGGGTCTCGTAGTTCGGCTTGACCTTCGCAGCCTTGAGCGCGCGCTGTGCGTTCAGCTGATACGCCTTGTGCATCGAGGGGAACAGCGTGCGCACCGTCTCCACGTCCTCGGGCGACGCCCGCATCGCAGCCATCCGCTCGATCGCGCCCACCGGGTCGACAGCCGCTGCGACCGTGCGCTTGAGCTTCCTGTTGGTCACCGGGTCGAGCTGCGGCGCCGGGGCGTACAGCGCCTGGCTGTCCTGCTTGGGCATCTTGCTAGCGATGTAGTCGGCCATCCGCAGCTTCGACATGGCGAAGGCGTCGGCGAGCTTGGGCGACTCCTTCTCGATCGCGGCGGCCTGCTCGTACAGCTGGCGAGCCTCGGGGCTGTCAGGGTTGTTGAGCGCCACGGCGTCGCGCATCACCTGCTCGTGCCGCTCGTCGGAGAGCATCGCGCCCTGAACGAACGGCGCCGCCGCGCTCGCCGATTGCGCGCCGCGCCCGACCGTCTGCAGCATCGAGGCGCCTGCCTGGGCGATGCGCGAGCCGGTGGTGCGGGTGACTTGGCCCACGGTCTGCTCGAGCGGCAGGGGCGGGGGAATCGAGGCTTGGATAGCTGCGCGCTCACCCGGAGACTGCGCCGCGCCCAGCATCTCGACCAGCTTGCGCTTGGCGCCGACTGCGGCGCTGATGCCTGCCCCGATACCGCTCGCGCCGAGTGAGCTCGCAAGCTGGCCGACCATCTGGATCGTGGAGCCTTGCAGCGAAGCCTCGTGCGCCAGCTTGTCGCGCCGGAGCAGGGCGATCCTGTCCATGGTGTCTTCGATGCGCTTCACGGACCCGACTACGCGGGTCGCTTCGTCGCGCAGCTTGTCGGTGCCCCACGCTCGAGTGCGGTCGGTCGCGTCGCGTGCCATCGCGCGCAGGTGCGTGCGGAACGCCTGCTCGACGTCTTCCGTGCCCGCGTCGCCCAGGCGGTTGAAGAGGCTCTCGAGCCCGCTCGAGTTCGCGAGCTTGATGTTGTCGAACAGGTTCGCTTTACGCTCGCCTGCGATGGTGGTGAGCCCCTGGATCCGGCCGTCCATACTGACGCCGATCCGGTTCGACCAGCTAGGGTTGGCGAGCTTCTGTCGCTGCGCCAGTTCTCCCCACGACGACTCATCTTCGAGGAAGCCCTGGATCTTGGGGTACATCCGCTCGATCAGGTCCTTCACAGGCTCCGCGCGCGCGGAGCCGCGAGCCTTGCCGAGGAAGCCCTTCACGCCCTGGTCGAGCAGGTTGTACGCCTCGCCCACGTCGCCACGGCCGAGCGCGCCGCGGATGAGCGCGCCGCTCTCGTTGATGACCTTTTTGACGCCCTCGAGCGCGTTGAGGCCGCCGCCCGACGCCAGCGCAGTCCGTGACCGGCCCTGCATGAACCCGGCGATCTCGCCGTGCATGTCGGCGAGCAGATTGTCTACCGGCGTCGAGTCGACGGCGTGCCCGACGTTGAACTGGTTGGCGCGCTGCTTGGCCGCGATGCCGCCGTACTCGTCGATCTGGTCCATGCCGCGCAAGACGTTGTCGAAGTCCTGTCGAGCGGCACGCGTCCCGGTGTCGACCGCTTCCTTGAACTTGCCGCCGGCTGCCTGCGCGCGCTCGGCAACTGCCCGCCACTTCGCACGCGGAGGCTCGGGGATCTGCGCGGCCGACAGGGGCCGCCGCTCGATCTCCTGCGTCGCCTCGTCGAGCAAGAGCCCGCCTTCGTGGTCGATGGCGTTGCGCGTGGCCACGTCGTTCGCTGGCACCTGCTTGGCTTGCTGGCTCAGCTGGTCGAGCGCGCCGATGTGCGAGTCGGCTCGCCGGCCGGCCTGCTGCACAAGCTCGTCGCCCGCGCCCTGCTGCGCCAGCGTCGTCCCAAGCTCGTCCGTCTGCTGCCCAGCGCGCCTGGTCGCCCCCGGGGACCCGCCGAATACCCCGCCCGCCACGCCCGAGAGCAGCGCCCCCGTGCCCCACGCGTAGAGCAGGTGCTCGGCAGCCTCCTCGGGATTTGCGATGTCGGCCTCGCGCAGCTGCGAAGCCTCGTACGCGAGCGTCTCCAGCCCGCCGACGCCAGCGTGACCAAGAACGTTCCCGCCCACCCGGCCAACGAGTCCGGCTCCGGGACCCGCGAGCCGCGTAGCGACGTTCCCGGCCGCTCGCTCTGCCAACCCAGCCGGCGAGTAGCGCAGCGCTGCCTGGCCGCCGCGAGCGAGCAGCGACGAGCCTTCGGCCGCAGCGGACGCGCCGCCCGTGACGAGCGCAGGTAGCAGTGCGCCGCCGATCTCGCCACCGAGCGCGGTGACGGGGTTCGCCGCCGCGCGGTCGTCCTCTTGCTGGCGAGCTGCGTCGTAGCCGATCGAGAAGCCGCCGCGGTCGGCCGGCACGTCCTGCGGCCGCACGCCCATCGCGGCCATCCGCGCGGCGACGGCGGGGTCCTTCATGCGCTCGCGAGCTTCAGGCGTCAGCTGCGGGCCATCGGGCGTGAGCGCGCCGGTGAGCGCCGCGCTGGCGACGCTGGAGCCGCCGAGGGTGAGGCCGCGAGAGAGCGCCTCAGAGCCGGCCATCGCTTGGCTGAGCGCGCCGCCGTGCTCTGCCTGGAGAGACGCCTCGCGAGCCGCGCGCTCTTCCTCGTTGCCGCTCAGCTGCTCGAGCAGACGAGCGCCCGCGCCGCCGCTCTGGACCGGCGTGCTTGGGCCGGCCAGCTGCGCTTCCAGCTCTTCGTCAGAGAGGTCAGCGACCGAGCGAGCGCGCGGTGGGTCGAGCAGCGACGAGAGCTCGTCGTCGCTGAGATCGGTCAGCGGCCTTCGGCCACCCATCAGCGCCCCGCCTGGGCACGGCGCCGGCGTAGTTCGGCCTCGAGCTCATCGCGCGAGTAGTCGGCCTTTGGACCTGCCGCCGCTGGCGCAGCGGGGGCCGGTCCGCCAACCGGGGCGACATGGGAGACACGTCCCTCGTACTCGGCGAGCATCTTGCCGAGCCCTCGGTTGCGCACCGCGGCGTCTGGGCTGGTGATGCCCCAGGCGTCCCACTTGGTCTTCTGCTCGGACTCGGGGAGGTTGGCGCCTGACTCATCGCGTAGAAGCACGTTGGCGAGCTGCTGAATGTTGCCGTTGAGGCCCTGCGTGTCCTCGCCCGCAAACATCGTGGTCGCGCCCGGCCCGATGCCGACGTACGGCACCTCGGCAGTGCCCTTGCCGATCTGCGCGGCGTACTTGCTGAGAGCGTCGTAGGCGGGACGCACGCCTTCCGCGAGGCGCTGCAGCTTCTTGTCGCCGTCGCTGAGCCTGGGACCCGCAGCCGCCTCGTTGCGCTTGTGCGCTGCCTCCGCGATGGCGCCCTCGGTCTGCGCCAGGTCCTTGCCCATCCCGACGACAGCGGTCGTGTTCTTCGCCGCCTTGCCGAGCAGTTCGACCGCGCGCGGGCCCAGCTTCATCGCCAGGTCCGGCCGCTCGGCGTCAGGCACCTGCGAGAGCAGCTGCGTGATCCGCGTGTCCTCGGCACTGCGCGAGCCAGCCGCTGCCTTCTTCTGGTCGCCCGTTTTGATGCCGATCAGCATGTCGGCCATCCGGTCCTTGAGCGCGAGTGCGTCGTTGCTCGCCTTGAGCCGCGACTGCTCGCTGTCGCCGGCCTTGGCGATCGCCTCCAGCTGGTTGAGCTTTTGCCCGTCGCGCAGCAGTGCCATCCGCTGCTCTTGCGAGAGCTCGTTGTTGCGGTCGTCGTGCTCGCTGGCGTTCATCGCCGTATCGGCCTTTTGGGCAGTGGCCGCGCTGTCGATGTTCTGCGCCCACTCGCGCTGCGCGTCCTTGTCGCGACCTCGCAGGATGCCGTACGCAGGCGCCGCGAGGATGTTGAGGCCGGGGATCATCATCCCGATCTCCGCGATCTTGCTGGCCGTCGGGCTCTGCTTGCCGGGCCTGTTGGCCGCGAGCTCGCGGATCTTGTCGACCTTCGCGTACGCGTCCTGACGGTTCGCGTCCGTGCGGTCGAGCATGCCCTGCTGACGCTGATCGCTCACGGCATTGCGCGCGCCCTGGTCGGTCGCCGCGTCGCTGTACACCTTGCCCTGCGCAGCGTTGGTGTTGCCGGCTACTTCGCCCGAGCGCTGCGCCAGCCCGATGCGATCGTTGTAGCCGTCGACCTGGCCCAGCTGCAGCGCGCGCACGCTCGACCGCGGGTCCACGCCCTGCACGTTGGGAAGCTGGTACTGGCTGCCCGTGCGCTGGAGCGCCTGCTGCGTGTCGGGGGGCAGCTGCACAGGGGCCGGCTGCGTGCGCTGCAGCGCCTGCTGCACTGGCGACGGGGCAGGCTGAGGCGCACGCGGCTGCGGCGCGCCCATGGCGAGGTCCTGGCTGCCGAGCGACGCCGTGCGCTGGTTCTGCTGCACGATCGGCGGCTGCTGGTCGTCGTAGGGGTTGCCGGGGACCTGGCCGTTGGGCGCAGAGCCGCCGTAGGTCTTCGGCGCCATGCCGACACGCTCGAGTGCCGCTTGGATCTCCGGCGAGTCGTACGGACTGCGCTGCTCCTTCGGGCGAGCGACGACGCGCTCCGGCTCGAAGTCGCGCATCACGCCGTCGTCGGCAGGCCCTGCGCCACGCTGATAGGGATTCGCCCCCGGCTCGTTGTAGGGGTTGTCGGGCAGCCCGCGCTCGACGATCGGGGCGTCGTTGACGGGGCCCGCGGTGACCGCCTCGTGCCGCTGCTGCTGCTCTTCCTCCGCGAGCAGACGGCGCGCGAGGCTCTCGTCTCCACCGGTGAGACGGAGCGCGCTGGAGAGATTGCCGAGAGAGACGCCGTAGGGTGGCATGGTGGTGGCCTTTACGAGTTGCCAGAGTTGGCGGCGGCGATGTTGGAGGTCGACTGGATGATGTCGCCCGCGAGCTGCGTGTTTTGGCCGCGCTGGGTGGTCGCTCGATTGGCCGCCGCCTGCTGACCCATGACCTCTTGCCCGTACGCGCTCTGCTGATTGGCGAGCCACTGGTTTTGATTGGCGAGCGAGTTGCTGGCGAGCTGAGACTGCGTGTCGTACTGCTGTCCGTACGCACCGCTGGCCCAGTTGTTGGCCGAGTTGGTCGCGTTGATGTCGTTGCCGTAGAGGTTGCCGTACGCCTGCGCGGTCGCGGTCGAGCCCTGGAAGAGCGAGTTCGCGTTGTCGCCTGCCACACCAATCGCGTTCAGCGACTGACCATACGCGCCCGAATAGAGCTGGTTGGCGTTCTGGTCTGCCGTGTTCAGCACGTTGGTGGTCTGGTCGCGCGCGCCCGTGTAGGAGCGGTCGGCGTTCGCGTTGCCAACTGTGATGTTGTTGGCCGCGCTCTCGCTCGCGCCGAGGTAGCTCCGGTTCGCGTTCGCGTTGCCGACTGAGATCTCGTTGCCCGCCTGGTACTGCGCGCCCTGGAGCGTGCGATCAGCGTTGGACAGGCCGACGGTGATCTCATTGCCCGCCTGGTCGCGCGCACCGGTGTACGCGCGGTCGGCGTTGGCGTTGCCGACCAAAATCTCGTTGCCGGCCTGGTCGCGCGCGCCCGTGTAGTACGTGTTCGCGTTCTGGTCGGCCACGTTGAGCTCGTTGCCGGTCTGCAGGATGCTTCCCTGCATGGCCGTGTCCGCGTTGGCGTTGGCCGTGCTCATGCGGTAGCCAGCCTGCGCGTCCGCTCCCTGGAACAGCTGGTTCGCGTTCGCGTTGCCGACGCTGATGTTGTTGCCGGCCTGTGTGATCGCGCCCTGCATCGTCGTGTTGGCGTTCGCGTCGGCGATCATCAGCTCGTTGCCGTACTGGTCGTAGGCGCCGGTGTAGAGCTGGTTGGCGTTGAGGTTGGCCGTGTTGAGCTTGTTGTTGGTCTGCGCGAGCCCCGCCGCGTACTTCTGGTTCGCGTTGAGGTTGGCTGTGTTCAGCTGGTTGTTGATCTGCTGGTTGGCCGCGCCGTAGCGCATGTCGCTGGCCAGCTGCGCCTGGTTGAGCTCGTTGTCCGCCATCAGGTCGGAGTTGCCCTGGCCAGCGCTGGCGAGCGCCTGCTGCAGACCGAGCGCGCTACCCTCGCCGAGGCTGGTCGCGAGGCCCTGCGCGGCGCGGTTGTTGACGCCGATGCTGTTGGCGACGCGGCGCCCGGAGATGTCCGCGTTCTGCTCGATCGCGGTGTTGGCCGCGGTGTTGAGGTTGCCCCCCGCGAGCGCAGCGTCCCGGAGCGCGTTGGACTGGTCACCGAGCGCGTTCAGGTTGGTGGAGTCGTAGGCGTCCGTGCGCAGCTGGTTGGCTTGCTGCGCGTTGCGCGTAAGGTCGCGGCCTGCAAGCGCCTGACTGCGCTCCAGATTCGCGCCAACGGCCGAGTTCTCCAGGTTGAGCTTGTCGAGTGCCGCCGAGCGCATGTTGATGCCGCGCTGCGCCGCCCCTTCCATGTCGACCTGGTTGAACGCCTCGTTGCGGATGTAGTTCGCGTCCGCCGCGTCTGCCCGTAGGTCGGTGTTCGCCAGCGCCTGCGTGCGGAAGCTGTTCGCCGCCGCCGCGCTCTGGTTGAGGTTGGACCGCGCCAGATAGCTGTCCGCGAGGCTGTTGGCGCTGGCCGCCGAGGCGTTCAGGTTGCTGCGAGCGAGGTAGCTGTCCGCCGAAGCGTTCGCCGCTGCCGCGCTGCGGTTCAGGTCGCTGCGAGCCAAGTAGCTGTCGGCCTGGCGGTTCGCGCTCGACGCCGCGCTCTGCAGGTCGACGCGGTTCAGATAGCTATCTGCGAGGCTGTTCGCAGACGCGGCGTCTGTGCGCAGGTTCGTGCCCGCGAGCGCCTGCGTGCGCAGGTCTGCGGAGCGCTGCGCCGCCGTGTTCAGGTTGTTGGCGTTCAGCGCGTCGGTGCGCAGCTGGTTGCCGGCGGTGACAGACTGGTTGATGCCGCCGATCGAGTTCGCCGCTTCCTGGCGCGAGTTCGACTGGCCGGCCAGCGCCCACTCGCGCTGGTTGCCTGCCAGGGTCGCGCGCTCGGTCGCCTGCGCGCTTGTCGCGGCCAGCGCGTCCTGCGTGGCCTGGCGCTCAGCGGTGGCCGCTGTTGCTCCCGCTGTCGCCTGGGCGCGGATGTTGTCGGCGTTGGCCGTCTGCGCGGCTTTCTCAGCGGCCTCGCGCTGCTTTTTGCGCTCGTTGGCAGCCTTCTCCTTCTTGGTTTTGATCAGCCCGCCGTTGCCCATACCGCCAGCATCGCGGCACGACCCCCGCGCTGGCCTGAGCGGCTACTTGTGGCTGTTCTGCAGAAACGAGTCTTCGAACAACTGCCCGTTCAGCTGGTAGCTCACAGTCAGCGCGCGCGGCCCCATGCCCTGGGTGTTGTCGCCCGCCTCGACCACGTCACGCACGCGGATGCGCACCGCGCGGCAGTTGGGCTGCACAGGGTCGATGCGCAGCGTGTAGCGCCCCGTGGCGTCCGACAGCGTGGCGATCTCGTCCGCCGTCCAGCTGCGCTCGGTGGTGGCCGTGTCGTCCTCGTAGTCGGTGTAGACGTTGACCTCGAGCCCGTGCGGCCCGTTCACCACGGCGCTGAACACGAGGTCGCGCAGCTCGACGTGGTCCTGGAAGTCGCCCCCCAAGAGCAGCCAGTCGGTCTCGAGCGTCATGTGCGCGGCGGCCCCGTAGGTGTCGCACTCGAGCCGGCGCAGGATGCCCGTGCTCGCAGAGTAGACGAGCGCCGTGTCCGGGTCGTACGGGAGCAGCGACACCTGGGTGACCGGGTCGGGCAACGTCTCGCTGTCCCACGTCGTCCAGCGGCCGAACTCGTAGTTGTAGACGCGCGCGCCGGCCGTGGTCGCGGAGAAAAAGAGCACCTCGGAGTAGCGGGTAAGTACAAGCGCCGCCGACACATCCTCGGTGCAAAGGAAGTCTGGAACGAGCTGCACGCCGTTGGCGTCGAGCAGCACGAAGCGATCGCGGAACTGCCAGATCATGCCGGTCGGGAAGACGGCGACGCTGGCGGTGTTGGTGCAGCCGTAGTCGCTGATCTTCACCGGGGGCGAGAAGCTTCCGCCGCCGCCGCCGACCTGGTTGGTGGGCCCGTCGCCGGACACCTGGTAGACCGCGCGCTCGGCGATCAGGACGGGGAACCCCGCCCACTCGCGCACTGCGAACAGGTCGCCTGAGCCGCTCGGAACGGCGACCTCGAGTGCGGGGTGGAACTCGTACCCGATGCCAGCGACGCGGAGCTTGCTGTAGAACGCGCGCGTGCGCAGCTCGGCATCGACACCCCACATGCGAGAGCCGACGATGCCGAAGTCCCACGCGGGCGGGGGCGGCTGTGGAGCGAGCTCCGTGCCGTCGGCCTCGGTGGTGTAGACCATCGGGTAGGCCGTGGAGACCGCCGAGTTGAGGGTGCTCCAGAGGTCTGAGGTCACCTCGAACAGGTGCTCTGTCTTCCCGTTCGCCTCAGAGGCGTAGTAGTAGAGCAGCGGGATCCGCCGGCTCATCGTCTGCCCAGGGTCCGCGAACAAGTAGGTCGCCTGCGCAGCCAGCGAGAACTCGTGGATGGCGCTCGTCCGCGAGCGATGCATCGACCCAGCAGCGTCCTGGAAGCGATGAACGACGCGCGCATGGAAGTTGCCGGCCAGCGGCGAGCCGCCCGAGATCAGATTCGACAGGTGTGGCGTGTGGAGAAAGCCGCCCATCTCGAACAGGTCGCGCCCGTCCCACTGATAGGGGAGCGCGCTCGCTACGTACACGGACCCGTCTTTGTCGTGCGCAACGCTCAGCTGCGTCGGCGAGAAGTCGAGCACCGCATAGCGCCCCGATGAGCCCTGAAAGCCCAGCGCCACGTCTGCCGAGGAAATGCCCGACGTCTCACTCAGCTGACGGTACGCGGCAAATCCGCGCTGGCCGACCACGCAGAACGACTTGCTCTGCAGGCGCCGCTCGACCTGGATGCGCGCCGGAGCCTGCAACGTGCCGCGTACGCAGCCGATGCGAGCAATGGGGCACGCATGCTGCCAATCGCGCACCGCGTAGAAGTCGATCGACGGGTCGTCTACGTAGTCGGCCTGTCCGACCGCGTCCGTGCCTTTTCCGTAAGTGGGCGCTGTTCCAAACACCGGGAAGGTCGTGCTGGTGGTGGGAGACCACTGCGCCGCGTGCGTCTGCAACGAGCGGAACGGCAGCGAGATTTCCGTGGCCACCGTGAGCGAGTCCGATCCTGTCGCGAGGTGACACGTCCGCATGATTGTGCGGCAGATCCACGGAGCGTTCGTCGCCAGGCTGGTGCGGTTGAGCCCAGCTGCGGAGCTGCCCGAGACCACTCCGATCAAGTGGACGGTGCGCGGGCCCGCGTTGCCTGCGTCGTCGTAGCCGACGTCGAGGAAGCCGACCGCTTGCCCGCCCTGCTCGGCGAGTACGACCGTCCACGTTGGCGTCATGCTGCCGCCAGCAAAACAGCCCACCGTCGTCTGGTTGTTGGTGACGCTGCCGAAGTTGCAGGCGACGTAGCGCGTGCCGCGGATGACCTGACTGGAGATGGCGGTCTGCCCGGCTCCCAGCGACGCGCCCGCGAACGAGTACCCACCCACCGCGGCCTGAGAGACCACGTCCCACTGGATCACCCGCCCGTTGTTTGGCGAGGCGCCGAGCGTGGTCGCGATGTAGGCGTAGCTGTCGCCGCCTGAGCAGACGTCGATGCCGTAGGCAGGATCTGCAGACGAGGTCGCGTATGCGGGCAGCACTGCCACAGACGAAGAAGCGGCCAGGGCCACGATCAGGCCGCTGGCGTTGACCGTCAGCCGCATGCAGTAGATGGTGTGGTCGGTTGGCAGCTGCCACCAGACGACAATCCCGTTGGCGCCGTGCTCGGTGACTCCACACCACAGCGGATAGCCGAGACCCGCGGTCTCTGCCGCGACAGGCAGGAACCCGCCAGACACCGCAAGGATCTGCGGGTAGGCGATCAGCGTCCCGTCGCCCTTGCGGACTGACGCATAGGGGTACGAGTAGTCAGACGACGAGTAGGCCCAGTAGAACGTCCACACCTGGTCGAGCGTCTCGCTGTAGACGTTCGCGATGTTGCTGATGGCCGCGTACTGGCCGACCGCGCCGGCGTCGACAACGAGCGGGGTCGCTGCGGAGACCTGCGTGGTGGCCGTGTCGCCGGTGTACGTCGACAGCGCGTTGCCTGGCGTGACGCGGCCCGCGTCTGCATACACCGGACTGCCATGGAGATGGTAGGGCGCCCGGAGCGCGAGCGTGCACTTGCCATGAGCCGCCGTGAACAGCCCGTATCGGGCCTCGCCAGGCACAGCCGCGGCCAGCGGGTTGTCCACCTGCACGAAGCTCGGCGAGCGCGCCACCGTGCCGACGCGACGTGACAAGCGTGTGTTGGTGCTCGCACGCAGCTTGATCGTGCTGCCCTGCGCCGCGACCGGCTGCACGAGCTCCGGCTCGCTGCGGTTGTTCACGCCTCCGTTGAGCAACAGCGACAGCTTGAGCGGCGCTCCGGACGGGATCGGCATCAGCGCACCCTCAGCTGCACGGTGATGTCGACCACCGCCGCGACGTCGATACCGACCGTCACCACCGTGCTGGACGTGCTGCCGTCAGGAGTCAGCACGTAGACGGCCCCAGCGCTCGACTGGCCCTCGATCGCAGCGCCGAGGTAGCCGCGACCCAACCCGTGCTCCGCGGTCGCCGTGAGGTCGCCAGCGAGCAGCGTGACCGTGACATCGCGGTAGATGGGGGCGGCCAGGAGCGCACGGAGCTTGTTGGCAAAGGTGGTCAGGTCGAGCCCCAGCCGGCGCGTGAGCTCGCCGAGCTCGGGACTGCCGGGGGCCTGCTGAGGCTGCTGGGGCAGCGGCCGGTCGTAGCCGCCGCGAAAGGGGTCGGCGGGGAACGGGGTCTGCGGGCGCCGGTCCATCACCAGCCCCGCCGCCGGATATCGCGCATCACCGCGGTCGCGCGAATATCGCGGATGACGTGAGACTCGTTGACGTCTCGCTTGCGCGCTCGGGCGAACAGGTCGTTCTCGAGCAAGGCTTTCTGCTGCTGGAAGGCCGCCACCGACTGCGGCCGGTCGCGGGCGGTGCACACCTGGATGCACGTCTCGAGCGTCACCCAGCGGTCAAAGCCCGTCCGCGCCTGCACCGTCGTGCCCGAGGTGTCGTAGTTGGTCGTGTAGTAGACCGTCAGGTCCTCAGCCTCGGGGCTGGTCGGGTAGAGCGCGATCGTGTTGCCTTCGAGGCGCCAGGTCGGCTCCACAGCGACGTCACTCCACGACTGGCCGTCCTCGAGCTCGTCGGTGAGGTTGGCGGCGCTGGCGGACCTGAGCAGCACAGCGTCTGTGGTGTCGCGCTGCCAGACCACGGAGTGCACCTCGCCGCAGTCGGCTGGGAGGCTGATCAGGTTGAAGTCTGGCACCGTGGAGATGGTGAGGATCTGGAGCAGGTCGCGGTCCTCGCAGAGCTTCTGGCGGATGAGCGCGGAGAGCTCGCGGGCGGCTTGCGAAAGCCAATACGTCGCTTGCGCCGCCGTGACGCGCGTGTTTGTCGTGAACTGGGGGCAGTTCGCGAGGGTCGCCACGTCGCGCAGGAGATCTGACAGAACGAAGGTGGAGCTCACAGCGCGACGCTACGAGTGCGGGCGCTTGGCTGGCCTGACAGCAAACGGCCGGTGAGGGACCATCCCCCACCGGCCGTCAGACCCGATCACTCGTTACTTCGCCGAACGGTCAGATCTTACGCTGCCTCGGGTGGCTCGGCAACGGGCTCTTCCTCTTCGGAGGCGGCGTCGTCGGACTCGCGTTGCAGCGCGTCCCAGGCGTCGGCGATGGCCTCTCCATCGTCGCCGAGAAGCGCCTTCTTGAGCGCCTTGCCGGCGAGAGATCGAGAGCTCTCCTCGGTGGGGGCGCCGGGGGTGGGCTTGCCCTCGCCGAAGCCGATTAGAAGGGCGGGGGAGGATGCGGCGGCCATTACAGCGAGCCTCGGGCGAACACGGTGATGTTGAACACCGCGGCAGGAGACACGCCGTTGTTGAGCGCGTGAGCGCCTGTGCGCGCAGTCTGCAGGTAGTGCGCGAAGGAGAACGTCCCGTTCACGAAGTCCGTGGCAGTCACGGGCAGGTCGTGAAGATCTGCTGCGGCCGACACGACTCGCACGTCGGGGATGAACTCTGCGCTCTTCTCCTGAAGCGTCACGACGAACAGGCCGGTGCTCGCCTGGACGACTTTGAAAATCCCGAACTGGTCAAGAAGGGTCATGTTGGTTGCCGCCGCGGCTGCCCCGTTGAACCGCGCAAACGCGAGCACGCGCTGCGGTCCAAAGTTGAGCGTTGACGACTTGCCGAGGTTGTCGATCATGGTTCTGAAGTCCTTCCCGCGACAGCCGCGCGGTCGTTTTGGCGGGCACGGGAACGTGCCATTGAGCCACGACGGTAAGGACTCAGGAGCTGCGCTGGCCTACTCGGCGGCGTCTGCAGACTGCAGGTGCCAGGGCTCGTAGCGGGTGGTGTGGCGCACGTTCTTGCTGTTGTTACAAAACCGACAGAGCGGCTGCAAATTGTCCGGGTTCGAGCTACCTCCCATCGCGACCGGGATCACGTGGTCGACGGTCAGCTTCTCGCCCGTCTTGCCGCAGCATGGGCAAGTGTGTTGGTAGCGCTCGAGGATGGCCTGCCAGTCCGCGCGTGTGTAGCTCCCGCCGCCGCCCTTGATGCGCGCGCGGCGCCTGTGCGTGTCGGCGTTGACCTTGTCTTTGTTGTTGGCCTTGAAGCGCTTCGCGGAGGCCTTGAAGGCGTCCGGGTTCTTGGCCTTCAGCTTCTTCCGCGCCGCACGCGCCAGCTCGCGCGACTTTTCAACGTCGGCGTAGTACTCGGCCTGCCGACGCTCTCGGCGCAGATCCACATTGGCCTCCCGCCAAGCCTTGCTCTTCGCCAGTAGCTCCTCGCGGTTGGCGTAGTAGTGCTCCTTCGGGTAGTCGGGGTTTCGCTTGAGCCAAGCAGTGCTGTAGGAGGCGTACTTCTCCGGCTTGGCTTCGCGCTTCTTCTTGTCGTTGGCGCGCGCCCGCTCTGTGTTGGCCTTTACCCAGTCACGCGTGCGCTGCTTGAGCTTCTCCGCGTGCTTGCGGTAGTAGTCCTTCAGGTAGCAGCGCTGGCACAGGCCTTTGATGATCTTCCCCGTGCCGCCGCAGCCGTCTACCGAGCAAACAGTCATCCCCATATCTGACAGTCAGATTATACGGATGCAAGAACGGCCGGCGCATTTCTGCACCAGCCGCTCAAATAGTCAGGTGTGGAGGGTTAGAGAGCGACGTTCGGGAGGACGACGCGCATCAAATTGTACGGCTGGAGCCCGGCCACACAACCGTCGTGGGCAAGAACTGCCATCAACTTGCCGTTGATTCGATCAAACCAAAAATCTTCCCCGTCTTGATCGTCGATCTGCGGTTGCTTTCCGCAGGTGCCGCGCACGAGCGCGTTCTTGCCGATGAGGTACGCCTCGTTGACCGGGCACATGGAGTCTTCCACGAACTTGTGTCCGAAGACTTCGACAGCCTCGAGTCCGATGCCGTACTTGTCGTCCAGGGATACGGAGTTGATCTTGGTCGACTCCACGGTCTGGATGATCTGGGCGAGGTTCTTGGGATTGATGAAGAAGGGAGACTTCGACTCGAACATCGAGCCGACCTGGCCCTTAGCCACCGCGAGCGCCTTGATGAAACCGTTGCGGATGGGGAGCGCCGAGGCGTCCACGTACACGCCGGCAAGGCGCGTGCGGTACAGCGACCGGTTGACGCCGTTGAAGGAGTCGGAGATCGACACGGTCGAGGGGATCCACGCCTTCAGACCGTCAAAATCGATGCCGCCCGAGGCGCTCGCGAAGGTCTCGCGAGCCAGGCCGTCGCTCACCGCAGCCGCCGCGAAGGCGGCGTTGAGGTTGACGTTGGCGCCTGCCGTGTCGGTGATCGTCAAGGTCGACGTGATGGGGTCCACCGTCTTGATGACGAACGCCGTGCCAGTGCGCGAGAAGCCCGTGGCGGGATCCACGAGCACGCAGCGCATGTTCGGCTCGTAGAACTGCGTGTCCTCAGCGTTGGCCAGCGTCAGGACGTTGGTCGTGATGCTGGAGGTGGCGCTCAGGTACGAGCGCACGCCCGTCTTCTCGCCGTACATCCGCTGGTGGATCTCCGCGCCGATCGCCTCGGTAACGCCGTCGACCTCTCGCGTTAGGATGTTGGTGAACTGCGACGTCGAGCCGCCGTTGATGGTGTTTCGAACGACGTCGCCGTCGATCTTCATGAACGCGTAGTGGTGACGCTGGGGGACGGTGAACGTCACGCCCTTGGACGAGACCTCCGCGTTGTTCGCGGCAGCGTTAGTCGCCGCGATGCCCTGCGGATTGACGTAGGGCGCCGGGATTTTGAAGCCAAGGTCGTTGGTGAAGTCGGTGTCGTTCTTCGTCCACTGCATGAGCGGCTTGTTGCGAACAAGCGCCTCTTGATCGATGCCGTCAGCGTACAGCTGGCGGTACAAAAACGAGGCTGCGCTGGAATCCATTGCCATGAGAAAGGCCGTCCGGTCCCGATCAGGGACCTGTGAGATCTGAGTGTTCGGGCGGCAGACGCGCGGAATGCGCATCGCCTGGTTTCCCGACTCGCTTGCTCACCTCGGGGAAGGCCTTTGCTCACCGTCTGGTCGAGTCGCGCGCGCTTGCTTGCTCACCGGCGCACGTCTCAACAGTCAGGCTCCACCAGACTGTCAGACGCGCGCCTGGGGTGGCCTGCGTTAGCCGCGGGCGGTCTTGCGCTCAGCCAAGAAGCGGTCGAGCTTCGCCGTCGCAATACGCTTGCGATCGTTCTCGCTCATCCCTTTCGCCCCCTTCTCCGGCACCGCAGCCTCGCTCGTCACCTTGCTAGGCGGCTTGCGCGTATGCTCCGGCACCGTCACCACAGCAGCCTTCACAGCCTGCGCCCCGAACCGCTTGGTGAGCTTCTCCTTGGCCTCTTTGCTGAGCTTGCCGTCGAGCATCTTCCACGCGTCGTCACGGTCGAGCAGCGGCAAGAAGTCGTTGAGGATGCTCTCCTGCAGCTTGCGCGCAGGCTCGCCCATGTCGCCGCCGTTCTTGTAGGCGCCGTTGACGATGTTCTGCGCTGCCCATGGGATCGCCTGCAGCAGTGGGAACTCCGCTGCGTTGTCGGTGAGCCACTTGCCGGCCTGCGTCACGTGCTCGGTGAACGTGCGCTGCTGAGCCTCTGACTTCTCTTTTGTGTCTCGCTCCTCAGCGATCTTGGCCAGGCGCTGGTTCTCTGCCTTGATGGCCTCGATCTCAGCTTGGACCGCGGGGTCGAGCTTGGCGCGCTGTCCGGGCAGGCGCGTCTTGTTGTCGTTGATGTCGCGGATGAACTCCTCGAGCGTGCAGCCCATCTCGTCCGCCATGAACTCGAGCCGCTCTTCCGGCGTCTTGGCGCGCGCGAGCCGCTTCTCGTACGCGGCCTTTTCCTTCTCGAGCTGCGCCGCCTTCTGCTCGGCAGCGTCCGCGCGGGCCTTCTGCTGCTTGGTCTGCACCTCGGAGCCGCGCAGGTCCTGTAGCGCCTTCACCAGCCGCGCCTCGTACGCCTTGTCGGTCTCGTTGGCCTTCTGGTCGGGTGCGTCGCCGCCAGCCTTCTCGACCGCCTTGGCGAGCTTGTCGGCCTTGTCGCTGGGCTCGTCCTTCGCAGCTGGCTTGGCCGGCGCGTCGTCGTCCGGCTCGTCCTTCGGCTCAGCCGCCTTCGCAGCTGCCTTGGCCTCGCGCTTTTCGCGCAGCATCGCCTCGACGTTCTTGGTCGCGTCTTTGGCGCGCTCGGCGAAGCTCTTGGCCTTCAGGTCGCCGACGGTCTTTGGCTTGGCGGGCTCGGGTTCTTTCGCCTTGGGCTTTGGCTCTTTGTCGGCTGGCTCTTTCGGCTCTGCTGCGGGGCCGTCGCCACCGCCGTCACCTTCGCCAGCCTCGTCACGCAGTACAGACAGGAATCGCACACGCATGCTCACGACCTCTTTGCTTCGTCGCGGCGAAATGCCGCTGAGCGCGAGGCTGATTGGTGTGCGATTGGGCTGGCCTGATACTCAGGTGGTGGAGTAAGTAAGGTGGATGGACGGTTCCGATCAGAAGCCAGACACGCGCACTCCAGGTCAGCGGCTGTGGGACTCGATCGACACAACGCCGCTCGACTGGTTTACGGACAAGATCGCGGAGCAGGTGGGGAAGCCTCTGCCCTGCCTTGGTTGGCACGAGATCCCACAGTCCGCGCGCGACATCTGGGAGCGTGAGGCGCTGAAGCAGCCATGACCCGCGAAGCCTTCGAGCGCCTGTGCTTCGGTGACTACTGCGTTGCTGCGGAGCCTGCACGTTGGTACTCGCGCCCCGGCGAGCCGCACATCGCACGCCTGCGCGGAGGCTTTGAGGATGCGTTCCGACCGGTGCCTGGCCGCAAGACGCACTTTGTCGCCGACGAGGCTGGCGAGTACGACCGCGTCTTCTCCTACGCCAACCCCGACGACGCCGAGCACTTCGAGTTTGGCTTCGGCGCAGTGCAGCGCGATGGCAAGTGGTCGATCACGTACGACGAAGGCTTCTGGCGGGCGACCGAGGCGGCGTTCATGCGCTCGCTGATATTCGGCAGCGCGTCGGTCGCCGTCGAGAGCGTCGACCACAAGCGCGGCGTCATCACCGTTCGCTAACAGTGCGCGTACCGCACCACCAGTAGCACAGCGAGCCCCACCACCGCCTCGATCAACAGCGCGTAGCCGGCGCCGCGTATCGCGCTCACCGCTTGCCGCCTGGGTAGACCTGCCAGCGAAAGCGCCTCTGCGTCGCGTCAGACCACGGCGACTGCGACGCGTAGTGCGTGCGGTGCTTGGCCCCTCCGCGATACAGCAGCAGCATGGTGCCTGTGCCGGTGCGGCGAGCGGCGTATGGCATGCGCGTCACGCCAGCTCCCAGCCACGCTCCGTGCGCTTCACCTTGCCGCGCTTCTCCAGCCGCTCGAGTGCATCGCGCGCATCGACGCCCTTGCTGTCGCTGCCGATGTGATAGCTCAGCGCAGCGATGCTGTGCTTGCCGCAACGCAGCCCGTGCAGCACCAGGCGCTCGCTGCGACGTGTCGCGGTCTCTTGTGGTGGCGCCTCAACCCAGACGTTCATGGTGCAAGCTCCTGACAAACGCCCACGATAACCACGCCGCTGCGATCGCGAGGTGCGTGCAGACCTCGGCGAACATCACGCACTCGGCAGCGAAGTAGTTGCCGGCGCTGAGGTACCAGAGGCCGAGGACGCCGAAGATCACCACGACCTCGACTTGGGCCGCGACGTCGCGCGCCCGAGATACGTCCACTCGGTGCGCGGCCACGCGTGCCACGGACTACGCGGCACGTCGCCGACGCCGACGAAGCTGAGCAGACCAGCGAGGACGAGCGGGGCGATCACGCTGCCACCCCCGGACGCATCACAGGCTGTTGCGGTCTAGGCTGCATCACAGGCGGCCCCATCGGCGCGACCGGCCCCTGTGGCAGCGGCCCAGGCGGGCGAGCTCCTGGCGGCCCACCAGGCGCCGGACCCTGCATCGGCACAGGCATCGGCGGGGCAGGGGGCTGCGCAGCCTTGAGCATGTTTCCGCAGGCGACGAGGAAATTTTCCATCAAATCTATGATGTTGTCCGGCGCATGCATCATCATCGCCTTGAGCTCGCTCTTGGTGCCGAGGTCCATCGCGATCTGGAGGTTCTGGCGCGGCGTGGGCAGCACAGGCTTGCCGTCGAGCAGCTGCGTGATCTGCCACTGCACCATGTCGAGGTGCGCGAGCTCGAGGTCCGCGTAGGCGTCGATGTCGGGGAACTGCAGCAGCGACATCGCGTACTGCTGCGAGATGAAGCCGCTCCCGATCCACTCCTGCACGGCAGCCCACTTGCCCTGTGGCGTCGTCGGCAGCGCGGACATCGGCGCCATGACGATGTTGACCTGGCCGTCAGGGATCGCGAGCTCGGCCCACTTCGACGACTCGAGGAACGTGCGCCGCCCCTCGGTGGCCTTGCCGGTGACCGTGAACTCGCCGTCGCTCTCGCGCACCGCTTCGTCGTTGAGCCGCTCGAGCAGCTTGGCGACGTCGATGCAAAAGCTCTGGTAGCGCTTGGTGGGGGCGACCAGCCGGCGAGACTGCACGTCGTCGGCAGCGCGCACAGCCACGCCGCTCGTCAGCCCGTCGCCTGCGCCCTCGCCGTTGACCTGCTCCTGAGAGAGGCCCTCGACCTTGAGCACGCGCTCGAACTCGAGGTCGATCTGCTCTTGCAGGTCGCTCAGCGTGCCGTCCCACTTCATCAGCTGCGGCGGGCCGACCTCAGGGTCGTAGTTGACGATCAGCCCGATCTCGTTGCTCAGCTGCTCGGTCTTGACCGCGCCCTCGCCGTTGGGGTTGGCGATGATCAGCGTACTCGCGAGGTCCTGGCCGCGCGCCACGCGCTCGATCAGCTCGTTGACGCGGTTCTGAGGCTCGCGCGTCGCCTCGACCAGGCCTGCGCCGAAGAACCCGAAGTCTCGCTTGCGGTAGCGGACCTGTGGATACGGGAGCTCGTCAACGTCGAAACTCTCGTCGAGCAGCGTCGCGGTCTGCAGGCAGATCGTGTGGCGCCCGTCCTTCGCACGCTTGGAGCTACGCAGGTGGTGCGACTCGTACACCTCGATCATGTCGGAGCCCGAGGCCACCCGCTCCAGGAAGAACGCGCTGACGCAGTCGGAGCTCGGCGCCGGTGCTTTCTCGATCTCCCACGCCTGCGCCGGGTACTCAGCCTTGAGCACCTCACGGCTACGCAGCCTCACGCGGTGGATCGAGCGCGGCGCACCGTTGATGCCGTCGGCGTGCTCGACAAGGATCTCGAGCGGATGCACGCGCTCGAGCACCGGCAAGCCCTCTTCGTCGAGGTAGCCGGTGATGAAGCCTGAGCCCACCTTGCAGGCGTCCAAGAACGCCTCGGTGAGGATGTCGGTGGCCAAGTCGTTCATCTGGCACTGCAAGACCTGGGAGCGCTTCTCGGCCTTCCTCTGCAGCCCGAAGTCACCGCTCACCGTGAGGTACTGCGGCACGGCAGGCGCTTGCGCGATCATGCTCAGCGCGGTGTCACAGACCGCTGCGGACATGTTGAAGCGGCTCGCGGCCCGGCCCGTGTACATGTAGCGGAATAGGCGGTCTGCTGCAGTCTCGCCGGTGCTGCCCAGGCCCGCGACGTTGCCGGCCGAGTACAGCTCCATGTGGTGCCGCATCTCGCGGCGCTGGTCGGACTGCTGCGAGCGGATGTAGTCGCACGTCACCGCCACGGCGCTGTGGGCCTTGTTCTTGTCGGCCAGGTACCAGCGCGAGGCGGTCGCCTTGCCTGCGTCGTCGTCGCCTCTGCGGGCCATCAGGTGGCCCCCAGCTCGCGCTTGTACATCGCCTCGCGCTTCTCAGCGGACGTGGGCTCGTCACTGCGCTTCGCGGCTTTCTTGGCGGGCGTAGCGGGCTTGGGAAGGTGCGCGCCATCGGCTGGCACGAACACCGCCGAGAAGCCCCAGCCCTCGACCTTGCAGGCGCCGAGTGTGCGGAGCTCTTTGCAGAGCGCGAGGAAGGATTCTGCGTCGACGGCCATCGTAGCCGACGCTACGCGCGCGCGTTTCTGCCTGGCCCGCGTCAGGCCAGCTGAGTGTCTGCGCGCGTCTCATCGCAGCATGAAGACCACCGTCGTCCAACGCGGCATCATGCTCGACGCCATTCGCGCGTCCTACAACTCGGGCTTTGTCCGCGTGTACAGCGGTACTCGTCCCACTGACGCAGACACCGCGCTCGCCGGCAACACGCTGCTCGCGGAGCTCACGCTCAACGCGACGGCGTTCCCCGCGAGC